TTCCTCAGTTGAAAAAAAGATTAGGACGAGACGGCAAGACTCGGTTTAAAAACGCAACTGAGGAAATTCCTCAGTTGAATCCAGAAAATAAAATTAAAAAATTAAAAGAAGATATAAAGATTCTTGAAACTCAAATTCGAACTAAAAAAGAAGAAATAAAAAGACTCGAGAGAGGCTTACCAGAAAAAAAGATTAGGACGAGACGGCAAGACTCGGTTTAAAAACGCAACTGAGGAAATTCCTCAGTTGAATCCAGAAAATAAAATTAAAAAAGAGTACCCAAAACTGTATGCCTGATTTAGAGTACCATATAAATCTCATCCGAGATTGATTGCCAAGCCCAAGGGGAGGTTAGAGCCCCCAAGGGCATCTCTCCAAAAATCTCCATAACAAAACTATGTCTCTTTTTCGCTTGACATTTATTTAGTACCTGATTCTAGTCCTAATAATCTTAGGCGACATAACTAAGATTTGGCCGCTCTAACTTATTGGCCAAAAGCAATCAATCGAGGACCATCCGAACAGGCTCCGCGCCAATCCCATGTGTCCCGACAATAGAGTAGGGTAAAACTATTTTGCCGTGCGTCACCCGATCTATGTCCGCACCGTAAAAAAGGAATAAACCGTGGAAGATATAATTATAGACGGCGACTGGATACCTCGCGTCGTAACAGATCAAAAACTACCTAGGAGCCTAAGGGATCTTTTGGCAAAAATTACATTGCTCGATATTGGCGCGCGTGCAGAGCGAGGAGGATGTTATGCAAGCAACGAATATTTAGGTAATTTACTTGGCATGGCCACAACAACAGTTGCTAAATATATATCACGTTTACGTAAATTAGGTTACATCGAGCAAATATCTTTCGACGGCCGAACACGGATAATAAGATCAACATTACATGATGCTGTCTCAATGGCCCGCACTCGATACAAAATATCCAAAGCAGCATCAGGTAATTATCCTAGTCAGTCTAGTACAAATGGAGAGGGGAGGGGGGTACAACAAAGCAAATCAGACAAAGACAAACGTTCCGCTCCTGTACGTACAAAAGAGGTACAAAATAAAACATTAAATATAAATGCGTCGCAATCTAAAATTTCGGAAAATCAAAAACCAAATTGGGAGAGCGTACTAAATTGGGCCAAGGACCGAATTACACCGTATAGTTATCAAACTCTAGCAAAAGCCAAAATCACTTTAGAATCTAGTAAACTAATAGTACATACACCAGTCTCAAAATCTTTGAGTATCATAATTTATAAATATTTTACGGAAGTCCTTAAAAGCCCAATCACAGTCGAGTTTGCCGGAGTGGGAGATAAAAATGTAGCTTAAGAAAATATTAATATAGGTCGAAAAAATAATAAGCTTGGGGTAATTACATGTACGTTTACAAAGTCGGCGGACAATATAGCAAGAGGACAAAATGGGAGGAGGGCGGACACTATTTTTACAGGCAAGGTCAACATGAACTATTGTTATTCTACAAGGATCCAACCGAACGAGAGATTAACGCCGTTAGAAAAGGGGAGGCCAAATTCGCATTTCTGGAATTTAAGAGTATTATATTGTTTTCATACTCTTTTGATCCGGGCATTCCGTTGTCAGATTCTGCGTACAGCATTCATAGATTAGCTGATTCCGAAAAAGTTCTACCGCCCAAAAGGCAAAAAGGTGAATCAACATTACTGCATGTTATCTTAGTAGATGCGGATACAGGGATCATTAAGGCATTGCGACAGAGGTCATTTTCAGAGGGATTTGCGAACAGACTAGAGGATGCGATTATAAGACAGTATGATAACGGTTTTAACCAAACCTGGTATGATCAAAATTTAAAAGAGCTTTTTGCAAAATACACGACAGTAGATTTAGCCATCGCCGCCTCCGTGAGGGAATAACAAATCAAAATTTAATGTCCCGAGCGTTACCGTCATCGGGAATGTGCGCTAAAAACGTTACAGGCCCGATTAAACATTTAATCTGGATCAAATGCAATCCCAAGATCATTAAATAATGGTTGGAGTTCTGACGGTGTTAAAGGCCACAATTTTTTAACTTTATTAGGCATTTGTTCGATTAACATATACAATAAAATAACTAATGGTTGCCCAATAATAAGAGAGTCATCATCGCTTTCGATAATTCGTTTTTGGAGATCTGGATGAGATTCCATAAAAGATAATATTTGATCTTTATCATAACTCTCAATATCCTCCAGAAAAGAATCAACAATCAACGAATTCATACTAAAATTTAACTTCCGATAATGTCTGCTATGTCTCATCAGAGGACATTTGATTTTTGCTGTCTCTGATCTGTTTTGCAAATTTAATTAATGTTTCAGTGCTGACATGTTTTTTTTCGTTTAGATATTGGCTCAGGTTGCCATTATTTATTCCGGTCCAACCCCTGATTTGGCGCAACGACCCCGCGCGACGTATATGCTCAATTGCATTTATACGGCACTCGTTTACGATTTCATCGATCAAATCGATGTCTTCGATTTCCGCAATCATCGATTTAATTTTATTTATATCCATTGTGATGACCGCTCCGAACAATCCCGGTTCTCTCTCTGAGAGTTTTGCCAAACCCACTCGTTTAGCAAAATCGCCTCGATAGCGAGGCGATTTTTATTATCATAAGTTTTCTTTGTTTTTATGATTTTAATTCTTTCAATGAGGATAAATCATATATCGAATCTTTTTCGATTTCGAGTTTAATGTCTTCAATAGATTCACCGTCTTCGATTGCCTCGTAAACGAGATCCATGTCGATTTGTAGAGAGGCTGCTGGCGGATCTGTCCAAGCATCGGAACAAAGATCGTAATGATCCTCAAGATAAAATTCCTCTCCCTCTATATAGTTTTCAGTAATCCAATCATAAATCGCGTTATATTGAGTAGCCTCAGCCGCTTCAACAACAGACTCGTCGGTCGCAAAACGAGGCCACTCACCCAGCGAATCCCGCTCGAAATCGCCTACCAATATATTTGTAATTTCCTCGACCGACATCAATTCAGGGCTCTCGTCATACGCATTTTGATAAGTGTTTAGATTCATGGTTTTTTTTTAACCTTGGCTTTTGGGTGCCACCCGTTGATAATAATATTATCGCATGTGATTTAAAATAGTAAATCACTTTTTTGTTAAAAAGTAAAAAAAATTAATTTTTTTACGGAAGAATTTTGACTATTGCATTAGCTTTTCGAGGCAATCCGCGGCGACGAATAGTTTATCTACTCGCAAGCGACCTTTCCGGAGATACTCCCGATAGTGATGATCTGGCCAGCCTACATGTTCACAAATCGCCTGGATTGTATATTTGCCCTCCGCTCGCGCAAAAATACTCTGTGCAACATCTCTATTTTGTTCTAATATTTCTAAATTTTTTTCGATACTTTTTGCAACATCAAATAGATCCGATTTTGTTTTATGTGCCTCATTGTAACGTTTGGCCATGGTTTACCTCCTGGCGGCAATTGCCTATATTTGCTCATTTGTTATAACCTCAAAACTATTTTTTCGGAAAAAAATTAACTCCATGCAATCCCTCAAAATCATCATCCTGTGTCCATAGGATCGCATTGTATTGCCGTGCAGTTGCTAAAATAATACTATCCGCCATTGGTATTTTGTGATCACAGCTCAATTTTGCGGCCGTAATCGCAATCGACGCATCTAAATCCACAACCTTGCCTTGCTGCATGTGTGCAATTGCCCGGAGTGCGTTGTCCTCTCCTCGTTCCAAAACTATTTTTTTAAAAACTTCGTACAACGTTATTACTGGGACCAATAATGATTCTGTTTTTTCAATCGCCTCTGTAAAATATTCTGCTCGTTTTGTTTCAGCAAAATATTCTAACCAGCCTGACGAGTCTACGACGTTCAAACTCTGTCGCCCTCCCTGTCGATTTGGGTATCCATGCCCTTTAAAAATCCTTTTAGTTTTTTAATTGGCTCGATGGGTATTAACTCTATGCGATTTCCGTAATGTATTATTTCGAGGTGCCCGCCCACTTTTAATCCCGTTTTCTCGCGGATTTCCTTTGGGATGACGATTTGATATTTTGGAGAGACGACGACTTTATTCATAATTTATCGATCGTATGCGCGTCTTACGATTTGTCAATCGATAAATTATTTGTATCGTTTTGTCAGATAAACATTAGTAAAAATATTTTAAAAACTTTCATTGCGCTACGTAGCTCCAAAACTATTTTGTCGCCATGCAAAAATACTCACAGGACATTGATGTATCTATAGATGATCTTGAGCCCTATATTCTCCCAATCAAACGCAAACGCAAAATAGATCCCGAGGCCGTTGGGTTACTCGCAAAAGGTATCTTTAGGGATGGATTGATTGAGAGTATAACAATCAGTTCGTCCAAAAACAAAAACGGTAAATACGTGATCTATAAGGGGGAGCGGAGAACCCAGGCTCATCGCGCTCTGAGTGATAAGGGTCATGTAAAATTTAAAACAATCCGTGCGCGTCGATTGTTAAACGACGATGACCCACGCGTTGTTAGACGAGAGGTTTACGGGACAAACAATGATGGCGAAAAATGGGCTGATGAGGATATATTAGAGATTCTTCCGAAACTTTATCCAAAAAATCGCTTCTTGGAAAATATGGCGGGGGCTCCGAAACTTGGACAAGCAAAAGCCGTTTCGCTTGCGGATGAGATTGCGGATGATTGGGCCATGTCTCAGCGAACAGCTTACAGGTGGATAGAGCGAGTAGTCATGGCAAACGGTTGGAGGGTCGAAAAGAAAAAATCGCCTTATCCCCTCCTCGGCTCAAACGAATTTAAATTTGTGAGCAGAGTTGCAAAACAATACATTGCGGCAGAAAAAAAACTTACGGCTGCACAGAGGGAGGTTGATAAGGCGATTAAAGAAATTTTGGATCCAAAAACCAAAGTCATTTCCAAAAAAGAATTTTTGGCGTTCGTTGAGGATTTCAAAAAAGGTAAAACTCGTCATTTGTAACGCAAATAAATGATGGTACCTTATTTTGTCATCTGACAAAAAAATCTCGGGACCATGGTCCCGAGGTAGTCATAAACAAGAGAAAAAAATCAATACAATCTATGGTGCAACAATCAATTCTTTCGTTTCGTCGGTTGGTTTTGCTGAGGACCCACCGAACCAACTTACAAACCTGTAGACGTATGCGGCTCTAAACGCACTCATTCCGTCTTCTAAACAAATTTTTTTTAAAATCTGATCTGCAGTATCACGGTATTTTATATAATCCAGTTTTTCTTCGCGCATCAATTGATAGAGTGCGTCGTGTACTAGTGACCCACGCATAAAGGTTTTTGTATCAAACGTCGGACCGCTTGGTCCATCCCATGCGTATCCGGATTCTATCCGTAGTAGGCCGTCTGTATCCAGTGTGACAAACGTCTTTATGCGATGTCCGACATGGACTCGGCTAGCCGATTTGATATTTGTCTGATAACTATACGATTGTACGAGTTGGTATTTATAGTTATTTAGATTTTTATAAACTATTCGATCCACTGCTGTCTCCATTTTTTCCCACAAGTCCGATCGCGGCAAGTCCGGCCGTGATCGCAATCGACGCCTGTGTCCAGTCCGCTTTACCTACGAATACGGAGACGATCGCTCCGACCACGAGGGCAATTCCGAGGATAGTTGAGACTCGGCCCTTGGTTGCGTTTTCCGAGAGATGGTTCCAAAATGTTTTTTTATGTTTCGTCATATTATATTTCCCTTATGTATTTTATCTTACTAAATCCATCATGTGCGTATCTGTGCGAAAAATCATTGGAAATACTTTTTCGGGGAGGTAGGACATAAACCCATCGAGGTCCTTTGAATACCCTTTAGTATACACTCCAGCAGGATCGGAGACCCAGAGACCAATGATTTTTCCAAGGTCGTTTGTCCGGTAACCAACTGCTGTTATAATGTGGCCACCCTCTTTACCTAGATGGATTCCTAGCATAGGTTGACGTTCGAGGAGTATTCCGTACGCAAGCCGGTCTAACGAATTGATTCCAGCTTTATTATAGTCTACACTGGGGACTGGGGTCGCCTCCGGAAACGCTTCCGCCAAAACATGATTTATAAATTTACGATGCTGATCCCAAAAAAATCTTTTGTTGTTTTCGACTGTATCACCTGATTTAAATTCGCCAACTCGCACAAGATACGCAAGTTCATCCACTCTACCAGACGCTCTGTATTCCAGTCCGCTTTTAATCAGGTTATCTATAAGTTTGTTTACAAACGCAGTTCCGGACGAAATAAAACACTGGTTAAACCGTCGCCATTCGTTTGTATAACTCATATTAGGCGACCCGTCTATATTCACGTTGTTTTTTTGCGAATAGTGCCACGCCTCTGAGATTACGTAATCATTTCTAGTGAGTCCGTAATTTTCTTTTTCTATTTTTCTGAGTCCTTCTTGGATGCTCACCGTTTTCTGTCCTCTTTAAGGTCTTGTAATATCGTTGTGAGTGATGCGAATGTCGTATCTATTCGCATGGTTATGGTATTCAGGTTGTCCAGTTTTGCTTTAATTTCTTTCATATCTTCCCGTAAATTTGATATATCTTTTTCTTGCAGATCAGATTTGCTTTTTGCATCATAGGCAACGCGTTTTGCTTCTTTGATTTGCCCGTAAATGTCTTTTAAAAAAAACGAGATCAGTCCGGTCACTGCTCCAATCGCCCAGTTTATTTGTTCTTGTGTCAGCACTTCCTATCCCCGCCCTATTATTGCCATATAACAGATAATTCTGAATCTGTTATATTTGGATTATCGTTTATAGCGGCTTCAGAGCGCCATTTTTTAGAGTATAAACTTTGACCTGCATTAAAAAGATCCAATTCGATTAGATCCGATAACTCAGATAGTTCTTCTACGCTCAAAGAATGAAATTGGTTATTTGCATCTCTCCATTCTGGGATGGAATTAATCAGTTGTTTGTTATAAATAGTTAGCGTTTTTTGAATATTCTCTAAATACGTTTTACCGGAGTCCCAAGATGTGTTACGATAATTAACCGCACTTCGATAGGAATTGATTTTGGAATAAAAAGTCTGACTATTTTTCTCCAACAAAGATTCTTTTTTGCGCTCTAGGTTTACTACCCAACCGGAATCCGTATATGTTTGATACTCCTCCAAGTTTCCGGAGGAGTCTTTCAACGGTTCTATCTCCGTTTCAGTCGCTACGTCTATTTGATCTTCCCAACTTTGTAAAACCCTTTCCTTTCCGGTAGTTTTGTTATATACCATCTTCGGTTTGTAGTCTTGTGCTACTCCGTCTTTGATCTCTGCTGCAAACGTATCTCCGATTTGCGGATTGTAGTGGAGAGAATATATAATCTCATGTTGATCTTTTTTGTAATCACCCCACGCGTCTACGCCTGTCAGTTTGTTGGGATCTGGATTTATCCAAACAATTCGTTTATTCGATTTATCTAATATGTAATTCATTATAATACCCTTACTTTGTATTTTACTGCTACGTATGCAGGGGTGGTTTCATTGCCTGTTCGTGGTGTTCCGTTGGCTCCATTTGCATTGGGACCATATATTCCGAGGCTGACATAAAAAGCGCCAGTCCCTCCGCCGGCAAGCCAATAACCCCCAGCGCCTCCACCAATTCCCCAAACGTTGTTATACGTTACGGCGTGAGCGTGATCTGGGAGCTGATCTTGTCCTGCATATCCGACAGCACCACCATCATAGTTTCCCCCGATCATTTTATTTCTTGTCCCGTGCACACCGGCATTTCGCGCAAAGAGTCCACGACGATCCGGAATATTAAACGTAGTAGACCCGTCCCCAAAACTATATTCAATGTTTATAATCATTGTCCCGGATTGGGATGATGTGAGGTCTATGATTGCACCTGTGGGTGTCGCCGAAATCTGAAAGTCATTTGCGGTTGGGTTACGTACATAATAATTTGTTAATGCTGTAATTCCTCCACCTGTAAAAGAAAACTTAACGAGTTGACCCTCGATACATCCATGTGCGGTCGAACTGATTCGATCGGTAGCAGCGGTTATACTCGCAATAGTTCGGCTAACTAAATTCCAGAGTGCCGAGTAGGTCGTCCTTGAGATTGCCTGACTATTGATAACTTTATATCGCGTCGAATCTAACTGATCAAATGGATCTTCCACCACGCTACCTAATGGTATTGTATCAACTGTTACCGCGCCTATTAGTCCGTTGACAGATGTAACCGGAAATGACAACACCACTACTCCAGTTTGTCCATTTACACTCGTTACGCTTGCAGCACTCGGAGGGAGTTGCGATGACGGGACAAGGCCGTCTGTTCCCAGCGTAGCGACCCCGCTTGCGACGCCTTTTTGTGAGAGTGGAATTTTGGAATTGATCAGGTTTGTTATAGTTGTCGCAAAATTTGGATCGTTGCCCATCGCATTAGAGAGTTCTTGCAACGTGTCCAGGGCGCCTGGTGCACCGTTTATTAATCTGGTTATAGCCGTATTCAAGCGTGTGAATATTTCTGACTCCACCCAATCACGTCTTGTTGCATGCTCTGCAAGTGTCGGCTGGTTGATGAGTGACAAGCTTCGGACGTTGCTGACGTTATCGTTCGTGTCTACGGCGATTCCTGTTTCGATCACATCTAAGTTAGTATTGCCTGATTTAAGTAATTTCTGTCCGGTAAATGGATTTAATCTTGATAGTTTATTTTCGTTGAGCCAACGGAGGCAACGCTCTAATATTAAGTTCGGTGATCCAAGGATTGTCGTCCAATATGATGCGTCAACACCAATCAACCAAGCACCGAGACCGGTATTCGTTGACGCAAGCATTGCCAAAATTGATTGCACTTGACTGGGGTCACTTACATCACCATCTCGTGTAATTGTACCGACTAGTTTAAACGATCCGTAATAATCATAATTTTTTACACCAGCTCGCGAAATCAGCAAATCGTAAAAATATTGTTCATCTCCTAACATTCCTACGGTGTGTCCTGGTTGGATATAAGCCACAACAATCCCTTGGGCCCAATTAGCACCTGGATCTGTCGGTAACAAATCAATAGACAATTCTATTTTCGTTGCTTTAGGATTTTTTTTAACCTGTAAGCGAATAGTTGCATATGGATTTACGATATTCTGGATACCCGTAAAATTCATCACAGTCGATTCGTTTTGATAAGCGATGATAGGTTTCTGTTGCTTCATTTTATTCTATTACTATGATTCCGCCGTACTCTATGGAGTTTTTAACATGCGTTTTCCAAACAGGATCATTTCGTTTAACAAGTACGTCATATTGATATGTTCCTGGACTGAGTTGGTCTGTTTCCATAGCACTTTTACGAATCCAATAACCACTTAAGTCAATTTGAGTTTCAAAATATTCTTTTGATTCTTGTCTTCTATTTGATCCAATCCTAGCAAATTGACAAAAAACAGTCGCGTTTTCTAAATCAGGAGATTCAAAAAAATGCGCGAAATCTTCACCACGTCTCATAAATAATCTTAATTCTTTCATGCTTACGTATATTTTACGAGAACCCACTCCATTAACGCATTGCTTGAACTTGACCAACGGAAATTATATTGAGTTCCAGTATCGATGACCTGGAATGGGCTACTACCATTGCCATAAGAACCAAAACTACTTGTTCCGGTTTTTGTATTCTTCCACAATAGCAATCCATTATATGGCGCATATACCTCCATCCCCAAGGTGCCAGAACCACCATTCGCCGCATAATCTCGTTCGGTTTTAGTGATCGATACAATTTTGACGAGATTCAGCAGTGGGCTCAATTGACTATTAATCGAATTATCCGCGTTTGTTCGCGCGGCCACTTCAGCCGCAAGATTGTTTATTACAGTTGTCAACTGTGAGAGTCTTACCGAATCATTTGGATTGGTTCCGGCTGCAAGATTGATTCCCTTTTGGTTTGCAAAATTCAGATTCCCTAACATAGGTAGAGACCCATCACGAGATAGTTTTTCAGCGAGTGCAAGTTGCTCTATGTATAAGTCATTTTGGACGTTTTTAACTGATCCTACTCCAAAATAGCTAACAATATATTGAGATCCAATTGGTGTATCAATTGGTACTAGGATTATTCCAACGCGAGGTGCAAGGAAATATTGGGAGCCTGTAGCAACTGACGAAACGCGAGATTGTCTATTTGCTAATATTTTATCAGCGTCAGAATTCCCTTTGTAAACTTGGATTGAGCCGTCATCTAGAGGGCGTTCAAAAAGTTTGAAACCGCGCTTTCCTCCATATTCGGGAATCTCGATCACCGGATGAACTTCACTCGTTATTTCTTGCGGAATGAATTTTCCTTCTTGTTCATCATATCTCCAATCAATAGACCGGAGACCGACGAGAATAGGAGATAGTGCCATTATTTTCTGATCATTATTTTTTGCGTTTCAATTTGAGTTAGGTACCCTGCTAGGTAGTTTTCAAAACGATTGTCCTTAGAGCCAAATGATAGCTTACAGAATCTTTTTGTTCCCTGGTTATATTCAGTTTCTTTCAACGGTACTACAAAATCTATTGTCGTGCGCGAAAGAAACTGAATGTCATCAATATACAAAATACAATTTTTAGCATTTTTAAAAGTAAATCCGATTTCACCAATTTTCTGAATTCCAAGATCAGACACATCCCATTCAAACGGTATCCAAGAGTCTTTGATTCCGATAGATAGCGGGAACGGATGTTCGTTAAATGTATTTTCTCCGATCGAAAAAATTATAGATCCGCCAGGGTTTAAAACCCAGTCCTCTGCTTCAGTACAATAGATCCAAAATAAAATTTTCTGTAATGAATTAACTTTTTTATTGACGGTTTTCCGATAGATCACGTTGTCTGCATTCTGAAGTATGATTTTTTGCGAAAAAGCACCTTCGATTGCCATCGTGTCTTCAAGAGTAACTACGGCCTTTGTTGAGTCAGAGTTGACCCAACCCATAAGATTTTCTATTACACCTAATGTTTGCACATAATCGCCCGGTGACGTTGGTATTACATAATCTCCAAATTCGTAATATTTAAACGGAGCGTTATTGATTGTTACAATCCAACGCGGATCTTTTCTAACTGCAATGATTCCTTGTAAGTACATCCTTCCGATTTCTTCGGTAAAAGATGCAGGCACGTCAATACCACCGCCTGAAGGTTCCTTCACCCCGTATTTGTGCTGTGAAGGTAAATCTTCTATTTCGCAAAGTAATTTAGATCCACTTCCGTTTTCATCTTTTACATAAAGTTTTATTTTATTCCAAATCCATTCTGTGTCCTCTTTGAATTCGATGTCGTTATATTCAAATCCAGTCGATAGTTTATCAATTGGAGTTGTTCTTTTTTCTCTCAAAAAATAATATCCATTTCCATCAACACCAATAAACCATAGTCCACCCAGCATGTGTTGGATCAGATCTACGAATTTCCAAAGTGTCATTCCTCCTAAATCTAACCAACCGAGCGTTTGTCTTCCTACCGTTGACTGTATGAGATTTTCGGAATAAAAAAGAGGGATCCTTTGTCCGTATTTTTTAAATACCTGCTTCACTAGATCCGAGATCAGTGTTGTTTGTTCACTCCATTCAATTGGGTATATTTCTATATACCCTTTGATCACAGTTTGAGTTATTACAGAGGGGTTATGGATTCGGATAGTTAGATTATCAATTAAATCTTCGATCTGAAAATATCCTTCGTTTTCAGAATCCTCTGTTTCTTTAATTCGAATTCTCATCCCTGGTCCAATTGTGGCGGAAGATAAATTTTGCGGATAAATTGAGTTTGCAGAAATTCGAATGATTGCGTCCGTGTTGTCCGTTCCAGTTATTTCGATGCTTTGAATATTCCATTTGAGGTCATTTTCAATGGTAACTTCTTCAAGTCGTTTCCTCATGCCATACATTTTATACGATAAATCGTTTTTGTTTTTTTGGAATTGTGATGGCGGATCATATATGTAGCCTTTAAAAACATCAAACTCATCAATGCGAGTTTTAAAGGAAGCGAACCGTGGTAAAGGAACATCTGGTTTTTCTGCAAGTTTCATTTCTCCAGACTTCGAGCCGTTTTCATCTACAACATATTTTAGACTAGATACGATTGGATATTTTACACCGAGCGGAAACTTTGCTGTCAGCGCGCCTGAACTTGTTGTAAATTGCACCTGAGAATTCTCATCAGATCCGCCGGAATATTCCTGGAAAATTGTACTTTGAGTTGGTTCACCCTTGACCGAACTTCCATAACAAGACCCAAAACCAATCGGATCTCCTGACTTTTCTCCTTGGCCGTATATGGCTCCTTCGAAAGTGGCATATCCCATTAGTTTGACCTCCTCCCTCTTGATCTCAACCTAAATAGGATTGGGGATGAGTTAATAGAAACATATACAATCCTATTCATCCCAGAGCGGAATCTTAAGAAATTTCCACCGGTCCATAATAAATTATTTTTGGAATATGTAATGACTGTATTTGGATTCGGTCTTCCACCTATATATATTCTACCGTAATCGTTATCGATTTTCATCCATTTATTAGCCTCTGTTGAATTCGAAAAAGTTAGGCTTTGAATCCGAATTGTTGCGAATCCCTTACCATTTTCATCATACAAATCAAAAGCGAAATCAGGGTTGTAATCTGATGCGGCCTCGAGTTCAAAAATTCCGTATCCATCCAAATAATTATCTGGGAGTTCTAATCCGTGCGAACCTCCGGACGCAAGAAGAAGAAAATCCGAATCTGATTCTTCATCGTCTTCCCAGAGGACATCATTGAGAATAAATTCTAATGGTACTTCCTTCTCGATCCTTGCTTCGCTTCCTTTATCAAATTGTTCCGAAAATTTTGAGAACTTTACTTTCGTTCTTCTTCGGTTCGCAACGTCTACAAGGTAGAATGGTGGTTTGTTATTCAAAAAAAACGCGGTAGTCTTTGATTTAAAATAAAAATAATCCGAATCGTTTGTGAAAGATTTCGAAATCCAAAGAGTGAGTTTTCTAGATGCAATATAGGGGTTCGAGTTGTCTACCGAACCCCACTGTTCCAGTCTAGGAATCGCGCTCTCAGAAAGATCGAAGTCAACAGGAGACACGAGGACACACGGATCTAGTGTGTCCCTATATGTGTTTCCATTGCTGTCTTCGATGATAAATTTCATTTTTTATTCAAAAACTCCGTGAGCCTATATAGAAGAGCATCAGATGCTTTAATAACTTGTTCAATGTCATATTTCATTGCAACTGGATCATCTTCCATGTCTTCATGATAAGAAGCTAGCGTAGCTCTATTGGGTGAGATAGTTATAGATTCGTTGGACCAATTAATATGGTATAGAATCCTGGCTCGTCTTGTAACATACTGAACGTTAAAATTATCACCTCTCTTGATTGTATTTATTTCTTGCTGGCAGTACATTTTATATGGGCCTATATGTGTATTTCCATTATCAGAAATACACATAATATGGTGATCACTACTATACCCTTTAGCCAGGTCTAAATAAAATTCACTTATTCGCTTTTCAACCTTGGTTTTGTTCATTTTTATCGATGCGGTTTTCTTGTAATTGGTATCCAACGTTCCTTTCTCAAGCAATTCTAATTGTTTGAGATAAACTTGTTCCTGTTCTACAGTGACACTAGAGCATTCGAACAAAAGCATATGGATAATAAATGATAAAATTAAACTTATTCTTTTCATAGACCCTTCTTTTCTTTTTCCTGCTTAGCCATGATTCTTTTTTCAATTTCCATACCTTTAAAATATGGTTCTAACATTATATCTTGTTCGCACTCATATGTTTTGCCATCATCACATCCCCAAGCACTTCCTCCACAAGACGAAACTTCAACGTTCATGCAAAAAACCAGAATCTCTTTTCGAATGATTAATCGCTGTGGTGCGTATTTAATTACACAACTAAGGAGTAATGGGCTAAAAAACATAAATGTTAATATTAAAAATTTTATTTTCATAAAGTCCTCTTTTTGCATACGATTTCCAAATTGTTGCTAGCTATCAACCCAAAACCCCGGCTTCTTTAAGATCTGTTAAGAACCAATTCTTAAAAACTGCATATTGTTGCTGAAAATCCGGGATATTTCCGCCGGTATAAGATGGCGCCCAGGTCAAATGAATATCACCAGACCGATTTGTAACGTTTTGAGTTAGGCGGTCCGCAATTTGCGATTCTAGGGATGACCAACCTTTTTCAGGAACAACCGTTTCCTGTGGCATCAAGAGAGCGGGGACTGAATCTTTTCCAGAAATTCCTCCTTGAACGAGACCGCCACCAGAAAAAGCCATAAACGGCGGATATTGTTGAGATTGTGCAGCGGATAATGCCATCGAGCCCGCCGCCACTCCTGCTCCTGCTACTATTCCTCCAAATAGAGCACCTAAACTCATACCAAGGGCTGGCATTGTGAACATCGAAACTCCCATCGTTGGACCTGCCAATGCCGCACCCGCAGCGGTATAACCTGCAACCATCGACGCGAAAGTGATGGCCCCTTGAATTGCCGCTTGGGCCATTCCAAAAGTTGCCTGTGCAACTTGGGCTTTTTTGTTTGCCTCAAATGCAGTTTTACCAACTTGCCACTCTATTAACGCAGTAAGCCTTTTTGCGTTTTGTTTATCAGTTTCAGTTTTTGCAGTAGCAGCCGCCTTTTCTGCTTCAATTCTTTTCTGCTCTTCTGCAATAGCTTTCTGATTCTTCTCGTCTTCCTTTTTCTTTTTTTCTTCCTTTGCGTTTTCGTCTTTTTCTGATTTGTCTATATCCGCAGTAGTCTTTTCGTTGTATCTCTTCCTTAATTCATCCTTTTCTAATTGTAGTTGTGCAAAGAGTTCCTTTTTTCTGGATTCAAAATCAATGTCGTCTCCGTGTTCTTTTTCGAGCTGGATGTATTTGAGATTATACTGTTCTTCTAGTCGTTTTGCGTCTTCGTTATATAGTTCGTCATTGTGCTGGCGGATTTTTTCTGCTTCTGCGTCTCTTCTCGCTTGTTTATCAGCTTCGTATTCCCTTTCCGCTTGGGCCATCGCATCCAGAGTTTCTTGCAGTTTTGCTAATTCTGCATCTTTCGCTAAAAGAAAGGCTTGTAACTGTGCGTCCAGAACTCGTTCCGCAACTTGCGCTTGGAACTGGATTTTCTGAATTTGATTTTGCGAATGAACTTGTGCAAGTTGGGCCTGTGCTTGCATGACCTGAACGTATGCTGAACCGAGTTGATTTACAACACTCAACCCAACTTTCCCCCAGGCCGTTACGGATTGCAGGAATCCTTGAGATTTATTTATTGCAACATTGATCTGTTGGCCAATCTCAAAGGCTTGAGATTCAACTTGTGTCATTGGTCCAACTGATTGTTCCCAGTTGCTACGATACTCTTGGAGTTTTCTATTTATCTTGTCAAAATCTTCTGCGCGGTTGAGATTTGCGTGTAGTTTAAATCCTTCCTTCGGATCAAGTTTTCCATCCTTAACCTTTTGATCGATTTCATTTCGGGCGCCTTCAAGTAATCCATCAAGTTCAGTTAAATTATCGGGCTTAAATTTTAAAACAACGTCAGGCGAAATTTTATATTTTTTCGAAAGTGCATTTACAACGCGTTCAAGCTGATCTTTGTCCTTAATCTGATCAATCGAGATTTCTTTCCCATCTAACTCAAGTGGGATTTTTGCTTTTGTTCGTTGCGAAAAATCTCTCAGTTGTTTGATAAGATATTCAAAAGATTGCGACTGGATACTTGCAACAATTTTGACTGTTGATGGATTAACTTTCCAAAACTCCTCAATAATTCGTTTTTGCTCAGAAAGATCTTGCTTTAGCTTTCCGGACCCACCCTCGCTAATTTTAGGAGATGTGGGCTTATTTAGGTTTTGCTTTTGTTTTTCAAGTTCCTTTAATTCCACGACTAAAGCTTTGGCTTTATCTACTTTAAGTCCGAAAAGGTCTTTCCCGTCAGTGCCCGCCCTTTCCATTTTTCCGTATAACTTATCAACCTCAACACCGCAGGCTTTAAGTAAATTGATTTGCTTTTTATATGTTTCTTCGTTTATTGCCTCATGCGCAGTCGAAAGATTTGCAATTAACTCAAGATTTTCGTATGCCTCGCGTATCTCTGCTACAGATTTATCTGCATACGCTTTTGCTTCGTCTTTTCCAAACTTTTCGTTTTCTTCCTTGCTCATGCGATACGAAACATCAATGACAAATGCCATTGCGGTAACGCCAAGTGCGAGAGGACCTAAAATCTTAGCCCAGTTTGCAGCACCAGCAACACCGGCCATTTCTAAACCTTTTGTTATTGTGACGAGAGATGAGTAAAGAGTAAGCCCGGAAGTTCCAGCAACAATAAGAGACTTTGATACGTGACCCGCAGTGGGCCCAAGTTTTTCAAGTTCCGATTCAGTTTTTTTAATCTGATTATCGAGTTTTTTCCACTCTTCAGTTCCCTGAGGCACTTTTTTAATCTGGTCCCCAAGGTCTGAGAGCTGTCTTTTAAGTTCAATGGCTCGATCGCTTCCAGACAGAAATCCTGCTAAAAATCCAGTTCCCTTTCCAGCTAAGTTAATCATTGGGAGAAGGGATTCTTGGAATAAATTTCCAAGAGCTACACGAGTTTCAGCAGAATTTTTTTCTAAAACTCCCATTGATCCCGCGTATCCAGCCGCTGCTTCTGCGGCCTTACCCTGAAATGCTTCTGCTTCTTTTAAAGTTTCATTATATAGTGCCTGAAGGGCTGCTGCTTTTGTTGTCGCACTGGACAAGTCGTCCATCTTCATCCCGTGTTTATCTAGCATCTTGGAAATATTCGTTTGAATACCAGTTGCGTCTGAAAGGACAGAGTTCTGATTTTTGTAACCTTGTGAGGCTACATCAATAGATTCTGCAAGGGAATAGTTGGATTGACGTGATACAGATCCCACATCTGCATGAGCCTTGATCAGTTTCGTGGATTGCTCAACGGAATAACCCATCGAAATAAAGTTTTTATAAGCAGCAGCAATAGAGTCTTTGTTAAGGTTTAATTCGTTTGACAGTTTTCGAACGTTTTCAATTGCTTCTGGAACTGCTTCCTTGCCAAACTGATACTGAGTGACGGCCGCAAGGCCGCGCATTGTGTTTTTTGCTTTCTCCGCTTCGTCCATAACAGAACGAACGCTTGATATAAGCGCTCCAGCAGTAACGCCAGAGAAAGCCATTGTGAAGGCGGATTTCAGTCCACCTGTTGTTTTCTCTAAATCTTGAGTGGCCTTATTCGCATCTTCGAGTTGCTTTTTTGTTTCTTTGATCGCTGCTGATAGCCGATTAAAAGATGCTGATCCTATTTCTTGTCTTTTGTATTTTGTTTCGAGGCGTGATAGTTTATCCTCAAGGGTTGCAATAGAATTGATTGCAACTTTTGGTGCCTTTGGATCAAAAACAGCAGCTATAGAAATCCCTGCTCTCTCGAATGATTTCGAAAGATCAAGACCGTGTTTCTTCATCTCGATTAATTCGCGTCTGAATTGCGCGGTATCAATCTTAAGAGATGTATATAACGGCTCCACTAGCTAGACGTTGATTCTATTGCGTTTCCTTGTCTGAATTGTTCCTTCATGTCTTTCCAAGTGCCTTCTGCACGTTTCTTATTTTCCCAAAAAAGTTCTTCTAAGGACTTTGTAATCGGGCTAGTGTCAACTCCACGTAAGAGATATGCTTTGTTTTCAAATTCCCTAATTTTCTTTTTAAATAATTCTGGATCTGCAATCTGGCTGTAAAACATACGAAGTATCCATTTTATATCTTCCTCCATCTCGAGAATGTCTAGAGCCATAATCCTAGCCCTAATCTCATCCCAATCATATTTAGATATTTCTTCGTATGTATGACCGGACTTCCGTAAACGAATCTCATCAAGTAATCGTTCCGCGTCCGGATCTACTTTTTTAGAGTACCCTCGCCCCGGTACTTACGAGCCTCTGTTTCGAGAGAATTTGTAAATTGCGTTAACTCAGTAAAGTCCGTTCCGTTAAACGGAACAGAATTAAAGATGTCAATATACGAATCGGAATCACGAACAAGTGCGCGAAATTTTTCCAAAAGAGCATTTAAGAATTCTTCTGCTTTCGTTAAACTTGCATTTTCACACTTATTAATCTTCTCTACAAATTTAGGATCTGCTAATGTTGTGTAATGAGTTGCAAATCCAATTTTGTCGATTGGTAACTCCATTTTTTCATTTGGTTTTTTATCAAGATTGATAAGTTCAACATTTTCACAGTAATCTTCGTAAGCCTCGTCAATCAGCTGAAATGACTCTGCGAACAGCCCAATGTATTCCTCTCGAATCTTGTTAATAAGACTATTTACTTTAGATAATCTTAAATGTAGCCCGACATCAGACCGAAAGACGGGGATTTCAACTTCCCCGTCTACAGTCTTAATCAAAGCAGGATAAAACTTTTTAGAGTACTCATTTCCTGTTTGATCCATGTTATGCCAAGTCCCCAAGGTAGTATGCTACTGGTCGTCCTTTGAACATTGTTCTCTCATCCAGCTGAGCCTCAAACGCAACTTTCAGAGCAATCGGGTTGTCGCCTTGAAACATCCATTCTCCTGCCGGATAAATGCGAGTTGCTGGGAAGGTGATTGTATCCATCGGATCAGTCGAAGGCGTTTTTGGTGCCGTAAGTGCCGTAAGTGAAAGCTCGAGCCCATTACCCTGTAAGATGTCTTCCCACAATGATGCGGTTTGTGCTGCACCTTTAATCATTCCAGTTATAGCATCAATGTTGATTTTAAATCCAGGATCTAACTTTTGCAGAAGTTCTAAAACTGGTTCTAGTAACTGGACTTCAACGGTTACAAAATAAGAATTTAAAATCTTTTTGTATGCTGCCTTTCCGGTTTGCATCGCAATAAAATCGGCGTATCCACGAGATTCTTTCATCGACGAATCAATCGCAAGACCAAGATCATATTGATCTGCAATTTTATATGATTGATTTGCGAGTGAGACACCAACTGGATCAAACAATTCAATCTGAGTTGCTGAAATTATATTCTTAACTTTAACCAATCCATTTTCAGGACCGTTCAGAGTGTTGATTTTTAGTCTTGCTCTTTGTTCGATTCTTGTAAAATCAGTTCCTCCTGCTCCTGTAATAATAGTCGATCCTGCAGTTGTGGTGATATTTCCTATCTCAACAGGTCGACGCGCGATTGGAATTCCAACTCGTCCAGTTACTGGACCGAGGTGACCCGTAGGTCGACCTAAAGGCGATGTGCCTTCTGGTTTGATTACATCAGTCATTCTTTGCCTTAGTTACCTTTTGCGTTTCGGGTGCCTTTTCCTCTTTTGGATAGAGTTTCAACTCTTCCGCTTCGGTTAAACGTCGATAGAACCCACTTTTCAAAAGCTCCTCGACTTCCGATTCGTTTACCTTTGCCGTAATATCCCCGTTTCGAGTTTTACGGATCAGGACAACAATCTTTGCTTTACTTTTATCTTCCACGATTCCCCCTAACTAAAAATAAATGTAGTGCTATAGCGATATTCGCCATTCATTGGGTTGCCTGCGATACGTATCCGACCGGCCGCCGCAATCTTTTTCAACTGTATCGGTGGGAGTTGGTCCACTGTCATTCCTTGCGGAAGTGGAAATGGAGTTGGAAGCATTGCCTGGAAACGATACCGAAGCGTATCATAAATTAAAAATGCAATCTCTCTTGCGGAACGCAATGTCTTCCCGCAAGAAACAATTTCTATATAAGATTCTGCGAATGTTTCTGGCTTAGGTTTCCCATATTCCGACAAAAGAACGAGTGCGGAATCGACTGGCGAATCGGGAAGCAATTCAAACGCTTGAATTTTATTGGCGATAGAAGATAACTGTGGAAGAGTTCTTAACCACGATACAATATATTCTACAATGTGCTCTTCTTTAATGTCAGAATCCAATGGAATCATTACGTATTTGCTCCTTCGTCTACAATTTCCGAGAGTCTTTCGGATATGAAATCGCGAATAACTTGCTTATTTGATGATTGATTTAGTTTCGTAAACCAACCTGGCCCTGTGCCCGGCTTTGTTGGTTTTAAAGTGATCAATTTGCCTAAACGTTTCATCTTTCCGGCATTCTGTGCAGGCGCATAAGGTGAAACATAGAAAAGACGGCCTTCGTTCGGACTAAGTCCGTTTAAATTCGGAGAAAGAGGAGTTTTCAATCGATCAGGTGCAGGAATATTTCCGTTTTCAACAAAATCAGCTCCAACATGGATTTCAAATGCAGATTTCATATTTCCCGTTTGTCTTTGAGGTTGTGGATTTGTATTCTGAATAATATCATTCAGCTTAAAAAGTCCCTCTTTCAAGACCGTTTTCAGTGGATCGCTTGGACCCCCGTCTCCGATTTTTGCAAAACGATCCATCTGTTTATTGAATCCTTCTTGGTTTGTATCCCAACCCATTATGCAAGCACCCGAATATATTCTTCGTTTTCAAGCGCGTCTTTTGCGGAATAAAAATCGATAATTGATAAGTCTCTTCCTTCCCACCAAATCTTATCTCTCGCTTGCACATTCGATCCTGCTGGAAAAATTATTTTCACAGAGGTGTATTGTGGTTCACCTTCAGGACTTTTTTTGATTTGTGTTGATGACGTTACCCTTATCGCATCTACTTTAATTGTAGTTGTTTGATCTGGGATGATCTCGTTATACGCATCGTAAACAGGCTTTTTAACTTCGATGATCATGCGGCAACTCCTGTCGGAACAATATAACCACGTTTTAGGAACCAAGTGTTTGCAAAAGTCACGCCTGCTTTTTGCACTATAATCAAATAGAGCTGTGACTTTGTGATAGGGTAAGGAAAAATTCTATGGGAACAAACTGGGTGATAACCGGGTTTATTCTGTGGCGACAAGTACGGAAAAACACCTGCAGCGGTCAACTCCTTGTCTGTTGTATAGATTACATCTTCATGCGGTTTACAAACGTCAGCAGTTGTTTGATGGCCTGGAACCTTGTAGAGAATAACTCCCGCTCTTTCACCTTCTTCGACAGATCCAGACACTTGGGAATCGGTAATTCTGGAACGTGCAACGAATTCAGAATATCGATTGACAGTAAAATACATATCGTCGCCATTTTTATTTACGATCCTAATATACTGTTTATTCAATAACTTAGAGCTTTTCTTTTCTAGCTCTAGGAATTTCTTTTCTCCAAACTTATCTATAAAGAATTGTCGCGCGTCTCTATCCTTTGCCGAAAATAGTGTCGTGAATTTCGTTTTACGAATATCAGAATTTAGGAACAGGTCCCGGATTGTTTGATGGACATCACCAGGACTGCCCCGAAACGAAATTCCTTTCGCCGCTGCGATCGATAGTTCACTTTCTGTAAAAATTCCTTGTTTCGAAAGTTTATAAAAAGATTTAAACATGTCCTTTGACGAATCAATCGCAACTCTGAAATCATGAGACGCATCTCGGACAAGAGCAGAAATTGTTTTTGAATCGATTACACCTGATGAGTAATTGATTCCAGATCGATGTAAGTATGATTCAACGATTCTCCGACCGTTGTTATAGGCCGGGAAAAGAGTTGGGGCAATTCCTCCTTGGAATGTTAGCAGATACTCATCGTAAAGAGCAAGGATCTCTTTATATCTTCGTTCGACAAACATTTCATAATTCCCAGAGATCTGTCCCATCGAAACAAGATATTCCTTAACTTTTAATGCATATTCTGTAATATACTTATCAAGGCGGTGTTCAACATCTGATAGCAATGTGCGTAGAAGTTTAAATTGTCTTTCGGCCAATTCTTGCATAAGTCTGTCAGTCTGATCCATTACGCAAACCTCCCTTGTCCATACATACCCGCACCTGGGGCGCCTTCTTTTTTCACAAGATCAAATACCGATTCCGGAATGTCCCGGATGGCACCGGACTTGTATGTATAACTCATGTCCGAAATCGAATACGACTGAATCCCGTTCGCACGGTTTTCGGCGTGTTTGTTTCCTGTTGGATTCTTAAAAAGCTCTAACGCAAAAACGATCTGAGCCTTTCGGAGAGTTTCCAAAGAGCATAGATCGTGCCTAAATTCAGTTGAGTTAGTAAGATTTATGTCTGCAGTTACGAGCGCTTCTCTCTTTTGCTCATAAAGAGTTTGGAGAGAAGCGACTTCAGTATTCGGGATTCTACGGAATCGGACTGGTGTGATGACGTCTTGCTCGATAGGCTCAATCGTCGCGTTAAGTGGCCCATCTACAGAGTCCACTTTGACAAGTTGATAATCAATATCGAGAGTTTCCCCCACCACAAGAGCGGTCACTCCTACGGTAAAATCAATATCGAATCCGACTAATGCCGTTCCAATTGCTGTCACCATTCCAGAAGCATAATATTCTTTTCTCTTCGGATCTCTCCAAGCGTTTCCACCGGAGAGATATTGAAGAAAGTCGTCTGCTTCCTTGATTGTCACCAGGCCGAAACGCACTGTTACTGTCCTTCGGTTCCTTGAGTGTCTTCAGGTTTCGAATCTTCCTCTACCGATTCGGATTTTGTTTTCGCGGAAACCTTCTTTGCTTTCTTGGAATTACTCGAATCTTCCTCTACCGGTTCGAGAATTTCGACATCCCCCCTTTTTTCAAAAAATGATGTGTCTGATTCTTCGATAAGTAACTGGATTTCTTTTCCGTCAGGTAGTGTCTTTATTGCTTTAATCAACGACATTTTTGTTGCCTCCTCTTAGGTAATTATCCGAGCAATTCGATTTGCGTTGATTACTTCGCCACCATACAATAGATCATACTGGACCTTTAAAATAAGTCCCTCGACCCATACCGAAATTCGTATTGGTAAGCCTGCTAACATTGCAACGGAAGAATTTACACCAGTTCCCGCCGGGAATTGATTATATGCTCTTGCTGCAAATGCGAAAGCAGATGGGGTAAACCCAACAAGTGATTTTGTTGGCGTTATTGTTACCGCCGCCGAATTGGCTACTGCAGATTGCAAAGGTGGATCAAATGTGATCTCAGTTGTATTGCCCGCAGTTACGGTAGTAATTAAAATCACGTGGAATGGAGATCCCGTTTCTCCCGCTACTTTAAATACATCGCCTATCCTTAATGGCTTCGAAGCGTCAACCAAACCATTTACTACAATCTTGGTCTCACCCTGTAAATATCCAGCTGGGTAATTTACAGCACCAACCAAATCTGCAGGTGTATAAGTTTCGATTGCATGATTTTCAGAGATATTAAACCCAAGCGCTGTTGCAACAATACCGTCTTGGATGGCCGCGTTGCTTCCAGACTCATTGGCTTTTAACAATTCCGGAATAGACAAAATGCTTCCATAGTCATCTGGCGAAACAACAAGGCTTTTTCTTCCCGTTACCTTGTTATTAGACATCATTGTGCGAAGTTCAATCAACGTTGCTCTATCAAACGTAGTTCTTCCATCGATTAGGTTGGGAGTTTTTAAAAGGTTTGTATAAATAAACTTGTTAACTGACCTATAAATCGATAGCGCCATAGGTGCGGCGTAGTTCTCGATTAACGAATATGGAGAGAGAGACAACTCTTCTGAGTCTAACTCAATCGTTTTTCGCTTTCTTTGCGTCAGCATAACTTCTTTGGCTTTTTGTATTACTGGTGCAGGAGTAGGCGAAACTTTAACGTCATAATCGTCCGCGTCCCCCATGTCTGGCTGAATAGGTACAGTTACACTTTTACCGGCTCCCGATAAAGTCGGTTCTATAGACCGCGAAACCAAATTCTGAAAATTGAGAATTCCTTGATCGATTAAATCCCATCCCGCAAACCAAAATTCGGGATAAAGTAATTGTGAATTGATAATCATTTATAGTCTCCTAACTAATTAAATAATTGTTACGTCTTTACCTTGTTTTAATGCAGCTTGGTATTGTTGCCTTATCTCAGGGTTTTGCAGATCAGCACGTTTAAATGCGAGACCTCCTCCAGGTTGCGATAATCCGCCCTTAACGCTTGTCCCCGCGCCTGGCTGAAGATTGTTTTTGAGTAAGTTTGCATTTTGCGGAAGGCCTAGCCATTTTGCTATACCCTCTTTGGTATCAAACTCTTGCAAACCGTTGCCATCAAAATCCAAATTCAAAGTAATCTTATAGGATCCATTTTGATCTTCGAATAATTTAGGCTGTCCAACTGCTTTCAAAAGCTGTAATGCTTGTTGTGGATGGTAAAGGTCGTGTCCGGCAAGTGCTTCATTTAATGCTGTGTTAATCGCATTTTCTTTAAAAAGCACTTCGTAGCGTTCCGCCTTTTTGGAGATAGTTGCAAAATCAGTGTTAAGTTTTAAGTAATCAGATTTAAGTTTCGCTGTTTCTCGTTCTTTTTCGGGCAACTTTTGTAATTCAAGTTCATTTAACTTATCCCTTAAAGCCGCCAGTTCAGGACTTTCTCCTTGTGCCGCCTCTTTAAGAGTTTTAAGCTCTGTGTTTGTCGTCCTCAATTCGGAGTTTATTTTTCCAAAAAGCTGACTTACTTCTTTAGGCACCTTAAAAGTCTTCTCAGCATACTTAAGATCAACTAAATCTTCTACCCCAGTTCCGCCCCCGGCTCCTCCTTTCCCTTCTTCGCCTGGATTTTCTTCCATTACCATATACAAAAATCTCATCATTCCAAACATACTTACTCCTATCTCGGCCTTTAACCGTTTGCGGTGTTATCGGGATCGCTACCCGGTTTTGATTTTGTTCCTATGTCGGCGGAACTACCGTTAGTCTTCTTTGCCCCATTGTCGGAAGGGACAGCCGAAACATTGCTTTGCTCTTCAATGTATTTCTTAACAAACTGCGGAAGTTCGTCCTCGTCTGCTTTATCAATTTCATCAAAGAGTTCATTTTTTTCTTTTTCAGGCATTTCAGGGAATGCCTTGCTTACGATTTCTTTTGCAACTCGCTTCTTGACTGCTGCATATTTAAGATCGTTAAAGATCGTAAGGAGTGTGTTGATTGCTTTATCAATATCAACGGATTCAAATTTCTTTTTATATGTGATTGATATTTCTGAGGCCTTCGTATCTGCATTCAGCCATTTGAGTGCAAGTTCAAGGCATTCGATTTCTGCTTTTTCTAGTCGCGTTGCGCCGGAAAGCAAGAACGCATTTGCGACTTTGTATTCTAGTAGCTTTGCCTTTCCGGATTGTACTCCAGACTTTTCTTCGTCTTTATCGAGGCCGACTTTTTGGAGAATTTTTTTTGCAAGGCCGTCTACAAACGAAACGATTCCGGCCAATGCTTCGATTCCATGGCTGATGAATGCTGGTAGATTACTTGTATTAGGATCACTTTCGACCCAATCCACACTTGCAATGCCGCTTTTCTTAATAATATCCGGTACTTTTCCGGGGTAAACGAATAGGGCAAATGATCCGGAATAGATAACCTCGTCCGCAACAGACAGATAATTATAAATTTTTCGGTCGATTATGGCGATGTCTTCGAAGACAGTTTGATTGATAAGAGTTTTTGTCTTATCGTTCCAGCTTACAAAAACGAACGGAACTCTACCTATGTTGTGGGACATTTTTGGTTCTGCGATAATCTGGTCCTTTTCGCCTTTCGCAAAATCTTGATAAGTTGCTTTTGTCCAAAGTCGGTATTGTGTTACTGTTTTTCTTTTTGCGAAAGGGTTTTCATCCTCTTCGTACGTATTATCAAGTAGCACCCAAATTAGTTCACCTTTTTCATCCATGGCGAAATCACGGATTTGATTGAGTTCGTATAGGACTAAGTATGGTTGTAAACCTGCAGCTTTTCGAGCCGCTTGAGTTTTGATTTCGTTTGGATCAAACGAAGGGGAATCGACAAGAATTCCGCAGGTATTTAATAAAGATTTTGTTGCGACCTCTTGAAAAAATTCCTGAAAACTTTGCCTCTTGTTTGCGTGTAGCAAAATATCTTCAATATCCGCAGGGACTTTTCGGTCTGGTTTTTCATCGAAAAGTAGTCCGACAAGAACATCTACAATTGGTGCAGTGTGGTTTATAAAAACTGATCTCTTCATCCTGTTTTCGTAAACGTTTGCAGTTTCTTTCGAGTATTGAAAAAGATGATTTTTGGTTATATAATTAAGGCCGCCATGAAAAGAATCCGTTATAAGTTGATACGCGCCAAGGCGTGATAATATATCCGGATGTTGCCGTGCGAAAATAATTTTGTTCGGATCTTCTGCCATCTATTTCGACAGTAGTTTTTTTTCGGAAAACAGTCATCGAGATTCGATAATTTTTAGTGGGCAACGTGGGCCGAGGCGATAAAAGTTTTTTCGATCGCCATATAATAAACACCGGAACCGGCATCAACAATGTCATCGTGTCCCTTACCGTCTCCGACGAAGTTATGTAATGTACTTAAAATTACCTCTATGTCTGTATTCGGACTACTAACGATGAATACCTTTCCGATACCCGCTAATCCTGCCCAAGGGAGTGCGCGCGAAAGTTTGTCCCCATTGGGCGGTTTCGGGACGCATTCAGTTCCAATCCCTGCTAAAAGAGTTACAATATCTTCAGCGGCTCCCTTGCCCGTCGCACCGGGCTCTTTCTCCACTCCGACCTTGATGTTTCCGTATCTTGAGTATTGGATCTTATCGAGTTCGGATTCTCTTTGAATCCACATCTTTACTTCGTGCCAAGCAAGTCGATTTTGATCGAATTTAAGATATAAAATTCCGTCCTTGATACCACCTACCGCCGTAGCAGTAAAATCTGGATCATCTTTAATTGCCTTTTTCGCCGTAGCGGCCAAATCCCAAAAACGAAAAAGTTGCATGTCATTCGGAAACTCAGGTGCGTGTCCGAACCAATGACGATTGAAAACTTTTCCAGAGACAGGCCGCGCATTCCAGTTGCCCTCTAGATACCTTTCTCTTTCATACTCCGACATTGATTTTAGGTTTGCGAGATACCCTGGGTCTTTTTCTAAAAGGATTTTGTTGTCGAAAACGGACGCGGGAATAAACGTTACGGACTTAATATCGTTTTCAGAAAAATCTGAATAATGTTGGATGATGTCTTTTTTAGTATTACCCCAAATAAATTGGCCTTTTACGCGGATAAAATAGCGAATTTTTCCGATGTTTTCCGGAATTGGGAGACCGGTTTCCCTATCTATCCACCAATCCAAGAATCGTCTAACCCACGAATCGGGATCTGGGTTACATGTTGCCCTAACGTAAGGTTTAATTCCACAAGTGGAACGATTCCGTGAGAGCATGTAAAAAAAAGTGTCTTCAGAAAAATGAGTAACCTCATCGTATAACAGAGCAGCAATCTGCGCGCCCTGATAGTTAAACTTTGTTTTTTCGTGCTGGAGGTGGCTGAACTGAAAGTTTACGTTTTGCGGAAAATTATATTGTAGTTTTGGACTTTCTTTTGGAATTCCACCAATTAGAGGATAAATCTGAGATGCTTCGGGCCACAAGCCTCCTGGATTTGTTAATTGAGTTGTTTCTCTCCGGAAAAAAACCGCTGTAAATCCTTTGATTTTAATATGTCTGAGCGGATTCAGAAGAAGGGCGAATGACTTTCCACCGCCAGCCGATCCGCCGTAAAACGCTATGTCTGCTGGAGTCGACAAAAACGCCTCTTGTGGACCAGCTTGCGGCCTTATCTCGATTGGTTTAGTTATCGTTTGAGTCGCGGCCATCATGTGGAATATAAACAACGACACCCGTCTGGAGTTCTTTTTCGTTCGATGTGTGATCTAATCTGATAGAAGCATAGGCACCGGACAAACGGCAAAATATATCCAAAAATTTAGCTGCTGCGTTAGCTGACCTTTCATTTTCAACAGTCTTCGAATAGCCAAGTTGTGCCATCTGCAAAGCTTTCGCAATATTGTGTTCTCGGTCTCGTTCTGTGGATTTTATTATTTGTTTTAATGCGATGGTTTTATATTTCAATGCTTGAGATCTGTTGATCTTAAATTTCTCGGCACAATAATCCACAATTTCTGATTCTTTCCCTGATAATATTAATTCTTCAATTTTTTTTAATCTTTTATAAATTTCTACCTTTGTTGCCTTATATGATGCCCCAGCTTTCCTTTTTACCCTATCCTCCTTGCGAATAACCCTTCCTTTCCGAAGATTTTGGTTTTTATCTTTTTTTGGGGACATTGCCTATCTCAATATTTTATTCAAAATTTGCGGATCTATTTCGTGAATGATCTTTGTTGAATATATTTTAATTTGTGGCCGATCGGAGAAAATAGTCAAAAATGTTTTCCAATTCTTAGCACCTGAGTTTGTTTTTAGACTTATTAAGTTTTCTATATCTGTTTTTTCTAATTCAAACGTTCTTTGGTTTTGCGCGTTGAATTTTTCGGAATAACGAATAAGTTTAAGCTCGTGTACGACGTGCTGAAGAGTCTTCGATGAGACCCCCATGTGCTTCGCCGCATTTCGAAGAGTCAACGCTTTGTGTGTGATTGCGTTTCTTTAAAAGTCTCCGGTGGAAAAGAGTCGTCTGGTAGTTCTAAGACCTTATCTACTTCTTCATAAATTTTCCAGGCAAGTGTCCGTCTTTCTGAAGTCGAGAGTGATCCTATCGCTTCGAATGAATCGAATTTGATGACTCCGTCTTTTCGAATTCGGCCTTCCAAAAGTTTCTGAAACAAAAAATTGCTCACTTTGAATATTACAGATTCGCCTATTGGATAAAAATACGTAATTTCGATTAGTACAGATTTCTTACTCTCAAAATCGTAGATTATGTTTTTTGTATATAAACCTTCTTCCAAAGTTGTCATGCCAATTTCCCAGTTTCGGCAAACTTCGTAAAAAGTTCCGCAAGTTGTCTCGCTTGTTCCTGGCTGAATCGTCCACGGTCTCCAAATTCGTCACCAAACCAAACTGATGGGCCGCTTTTTTTTGCGTCGATTGCCTCTTCTACCGAATATTTACGATCGAATATATCGAAAAAAACTGCTTTCTGTGTTCCTTTACCTGTTTTATGAATATTTACCTTTCCCTGACTCACAAAATTTCCCTTTCTTTTTTACGTTTCCAAAGTTAGGCCTATGCCCTCTCCTTAATTTACTATTGTCCATTTTACGTTTAACAGATTGTGCAAAATGGTTTTCGAAATGTCTTTTTTTGGAATGATAAGCTCTTTCCATCTGCTTTAGTTGCCATAGCATATACATAGTGTCTGCAAAAAGTAATACAATATCAAAAATCATATAGGCAATAGCCGCACAAGCTATCCACGGGAAAACCGTATATATCAATACAAACAAAAAGGTTTCTAAAATCATTTCCTATCTTGCTCTACAGCTTTTTAAATACTCTTGAAAAATTTTCCCCTATTGCTTCGAAGGCATTGAGCCATTTTTCATCTCCCATTTCATGATTTTGTCCATCATCTCCAAAGCATTCATCCACAAGCCACCGTATCGGTAACCAAACGAATACATAGATCAGTGCGTATCCGACGGCCGTACCACCTACCGTATACATCAATATGAGTTTGATGAGGTCCTCGTTAGTCATCTAGAGTTTTCGCATTCCCTACAAATGCCCTCATCATTTAAAAGATATTTTTCCATCCCAAATGGATACAGTCTGCATATTTCACATTTCTCCTCATCTTCATGACGCCGCCCCATTTTACGTAAAATTGGTTTGAATTTATAATAATTTAGATGATCCAGATAATTATAAATATCTATTACACTGCCTTCAGGTACATTTCCAATAGCATTAAGTATCTCTAATATTTCTTCTGATGACAATTTACTTATGTTATAAGATTTATCGAAGTTCTTATATCCTTCCCTCACAACGCTAATCCAATATAGCCTTTTCGCCCTTAATTCTGTTTTCGCAAAAACAAATCTACAATCATTACCTTCCGTAATTTTATAAACTTTCATCTTAACTCCTTCTATCGTCCATTCTCTTCCCTATTGATATAAGTTCGAACCCGAATAAGTCCACCGTTTTTTCCTCTTTACTATTTGTCCATTAAGCGTCTGATAGATTCTCTTCGGTCAAATAAAGTTTCAGCATCATCAACACCTGATTTTCTTATTAGGTATTGGAGTAGTTCTTGCTTATCAAAATAATAGTGATATATAACGTTCTTGTTATTAAGTTTATTAAGTCTTGCATTTAATTCGACAGCATACCCTTCATCCGTTTTCATAAAATGAATTGATGTATATACATCTTTACGCAAATTACCGACCAGATTTTCGAGCGTAATGATAGGGGAATACAAAAGATCGTATAACTCTTCATTGTTATTTTTATTGTTCATTTTCCTAACCTTATAAGTTTTCTTTTTAACAAATATAATCAAATTTTAAATAACGTTGTTTTGAATTTAATTTAAAGTAAACTGATCCATAAAAAGTATCTCCGCCCTCACCAGGATCGTCTTGGTCTATAAAAGCTTTTCCAAATGCGCCAAAACATTCGATCTGTTCCTCCTCAAAATGTTCTTCTCTTAGGTTTTTTATAACACGATAATTCCCGCTTGAACCATAATAATATGCTGTTTCCATAAACCAATCAACCCAATCCTGACCTTTGATCGAAACAAGTGAACGTAAGATTTGTTCATCCCTCTCCATTTTGTTTTTCCTCCTCTTATTTTTTTAACCTTATCGAAACGCTTATCCAAACTCCTAATAAACCAAATTCGAAATACAAGCGTTTGAGTGTGGTTTCGGTATAAGCAATATAATATAAATCTAACACAATTAAATGTTTAGTGCAGAAACGATAGGAGTGCTCTAAGTAAACCGTTATAAATGAGAATAATGGATGCCCTATCAAACGAATAGAATCATTTCGGTTTAACCAAATGAGCGTATTATGTAAAAATTTTATCCGCAATAAGTTTTGAAACGAATTCTTATTCATACCGTTTTTTCTTCCTCCACAACCTAATCCAGATACTAAACCAAAACCCGAATATGCCGAATTCCAACTCCAAATAATCATACCAATCACCTTTAAAGTTTATATAATCAACTTTAAATATGAGAAGATTATAGATCCAAGCATGACGACCAAATGTATGATTGAATGTGATTGCTACTATAGAATTGTCATTAACATCACCTAATATTCTATATTCACTCTCCGTTCTCAGTTTTAAAAGGGTATATTCAAAATCTGCAATCTTGCGTAAAAATTTTATCTTTAATGAACCAAACATCATTTTAACTCCTTATAAACATAGTATACCATGTCATCCATTTTGTTTTCCTTTTGGATTCTGGGTCTGCATATCTCTATATGCCATCGCACCCTCAACGAAAGTCGCAAAAAAACTTAGATGCATTTCTTTTTCATGTGGAATTTCATGGAATGCTAATTCCAAGCTATTGAGTTCTTCATTCGAAAAATCTGATATGATTTTAAGATCATCTTTAAAACTTTCCATTTTATCATTTTCTATTTTTATATGAGCGTCAACGAGGACTGTAGAAATTGGACCAGTTCTGATGTCCAATATTGCCCAACCCAGTGGACCGCATAAAGATGCATATCCATTGCCTAAAAAAGAAATACTCCAGCCTTTTTCCGAGAGCATCGGAAAAACAACGTCACAGATAGGACCAACCCATTCGGGGAGAGATTCGAAATCGGTTTTTGCAAAAACTAAAAGATCTCGTCCCTTGAGCTTCCATCCAATAAATTCTTCTTCTAAATAAAATTTCTCCCCTTTTAAAATCTTCTCAGCTATATACTCGCGTCGTTCTTGTTGTGTCATAAACATTTACCCAAACAAAAACCAATCGTTAAACCTATCACGAAAATCATAATAATCGGGATAATCAAGCTTCCAACGAATGCCCAAAAATATGCGGTGTGCTCTCTCATTTTTGTTTTCCTATTTAATTATCTTTGTAAATTTCCCACAGTGTTCGCACTTTAACTTATTTTGATTTTCGAATTTTTGATTTAGATCATTTATTATATCCGTTAAACGTTTCGCTCTCCATTCTTTAACCTGTTCTTGATTTACAAGACGAGTCATAAACCAAATTGGATCTAAATCCTCTTCACAGGTCTGGCATTCAAGATAAGGAGATCCTTCGACTATGTAAGCAGAGTCATGATTACATTCACTTTTTTTGATGGATTTTTTAACCGACCATGTGCCAAGCTCTCTGAAATCAATAACATTATCATTTTCTAATTTGTCCATTCTATTTTCCTAATATTTGTTATCACACAAACAACCTTGGTTCATTTCCCGCCAATCGTTCTTGTGTCAACGGATTCAACCAAATTGCCTCTGTTCGTTCACGTTTTTTATTATCATAAGTTTTTTTTGTTCTCATAACCCATCCTTTTGATTCTAGGCGATTGGCGTATAAGTCTGAAGGATAGCCGCATATAATTACCATTGCATCTAATGTGAGAATTAAATTAATAAGATTCTCATGCTCAATCTCTGACTTCATCTCGTGAGTATAAAGATCTCCAGATCCGCGAACCGTTCCCAGATAAGGGGGGTCAAGAAAAAATAACGTGTTAGGTCGTGATAACCGCTCTCCAATTTCTAAAAATGATTTTGTTTCGATTACGACTCCACGTAATCGTTCGGCCGCCTTGTAGTAATGCTTTAAGTCCGCCCAGAGCTTCGCCGGAATGTAACCTCCGGATTTATCAAGATTACCATGAGTCCGAAAAGAGCCCGAAGAAGATCGGTTTTGACCTATATTCATCCAACACCTTGCACAGAACTGTAAGGCGCGATCGATAGAGTCTTCAGCTGGCTTAGAGAGAGACCAATCAAATACATCGCGTGCGTACGGCGTCCATCTGATTCTACGGATCAGCTCCTTGGCTGTATTACGATTTCCTAATGTCTGCATAAAATTAGTAACTTCTTGATCCAGGTCGAAATAGTATTCAACGCGCGACGGTGGCTTTTGAAGCAAAACGTTAGCAGCTCCGCCGAAACCATCGACGAAAGTGTCGTGTTTCGGAAAATGTGATATTATCCACGGCGCCAGCAGGAACTTTCCTCCGTTGTATTTAAGAACCGGGCGGGTAATCATCGTTGAGAATTCTCCCGCTCAAGAATCCCGATCATCTCTGTAATTTCGTGCAAGGAAGGTTCGTCTCCCCCTAATTTTTCAGGGATCGATTTTCTCCTACTTGTTTTTGGCGCTTTCGATCTATTGTATGAATCGGAAGCGTTTGGCTTTGTAATTGGCATGGGCTGAACCCAGTGATCTTTAACATAATCAATTTTCATATCGCTATTACTCCTTCTTATCCTTCAAAATTTTACTTAAGGCAAATGTATATGCAATTTCGCTTAACAATACAATCACAAATGCAATTCCATAGTCTGGATCTAAACCTAGAGCAAATCTCCAGTTTAAACATGCCGTAATATAGCTAATGACAAGTCTGACTAACGTAAGTTTAATTATTTTCATTTCTTGTTCCTCTGCTCCATCCCCGCGTTCCGAAGCGCGACGTATAGGATGTCCCAAGCGCCGCGAACTTTTCGGTGAATCCGTTCAGCCTTACTCGATTTCCAAACTTTCTTCGGATTAAATTTTTCACTCTGCATAAACTTTGCGTCATACGAACCGTATACGCCTTTTGTTTCTAAAGTTGTTTTACGATCATTTGCTATGTAAGCGCGCGAGTGCTCTCGTTTTTTAGATTCATCTCCGCCCGGCCAAATTTCAATTTTTACAACTAACATACTATCCCCGCGTTCGGCAAAAAATATCCTACAATCTCACCGCCCTCGTCATCCGCTCTCAATCCGTGGAGCGGACAATATCTAACTCCATTCGTCTCTATAAACTCGGTCCCAAAATGTGGACACTTTCCACCATGACATTTTTTTCCTAAAAATCCCTTTGCCCAGGTTTGATATTTTTCGAATTCCGGTGCACGGTCCAAGGGGCTTGGCCCAAGCAGGCCAGTGACTTTCAAACGACAAAGCCTTCGTTTAAAAACGATCCCCCGGAAATAAAACCGTTCTCCGGAGATTATATTTTTTTCGCCCACCCAGATTGGTTTGTTTGTAAATCCAGATTGAATTTTGAATTGATGATTAAGGAAATTTGATGTGAATCTTGCATCAATGTGATAGTGACTTTCCTTCGCTCCAAACTGTGGATCGGAATGCTCAGGGCCATTTACCGGAACAAAAAATCTTTTGTCTTTAGGTCCTATTAATTCTGCACAAGGGACTTTATAATATTTTCCAATCTCGTAATTCATGCACTTATCCTAATGTTATTCAAAAACGCCCCAGCCTAAAAACTAATAACGCCGCAACTCGTGCGTGTTCGGACGTCCTCTTCATCCAGCCTGTAAGAATTTTAAATTCCGCGTCTTTGATTTTTGTAAATCCACGCTTCGGATGATCAAGACGATATGGGATTCCGTTTCTGTTGCAAAACTCTACCCATATCGTGCAATCGCGCTTAACGCTTCCGGCACCCATCCGTTTCGCGTCAGAGTTTTCACCATACCATTTTCGCTTCCTCGCGTCCTCAATGATCAAGCAGAGAGATTTGTCTTTTTCGAAACATGCCTTGACCTCGTCTTGCGCCTTTAAAACGGAATACGTCATTACGCGCGTTAGTTGTTTTAAATCTTGATTCCAAATTGCAAAACCAGTTTCGGTTCCTGGATCTATTCCAATCAAAAGTCTTTCGGTCAATGGTTCGAACTGAGATTTTTCGAATCGCTCAGATTTATTAATTCGTTTGCTCATTGCATGTTCTCTCTATTGGCACATGTATTACATAATCCATCGTAATTAATCTGATGCTCCTCGCTTCCGAATGGATAGAGTTCACACGAATCGCAAGCATTTTCTCCGAGATACTTCCATCCAAGCTCTCGCAAAACATGAGCGATCTCATGATAATGATTTAAACAAATTCCTCCGCGAGTAGTTAGATCACACTCACCAATTATACCGAATAATTGTTTTGATTGTTCGGAAGGAATTTGCTTTAGGTCTACAATGTCCTCATTCTCATGATAATGCCAGTTGCTAGCTCCGTGAGATCTATAATACAATCGTTTGGCCCTCAGTTGAGTTTTCGCAAAAACGATCTCACAATTATTACCCTCATCGCCGTCACCAGCAATTTTCCTATTTAGAAAAACTTCATATATATTCATTGGCGTCCTGGTCTCTTTTAAGGTTGAATTATTTTTTCTTTCGGTGTTCACTCAATGTCTCCTGTGTCTGCAAACTTGCGTAAAATATCCGCAAGCCTTCCTGCGGCTGGCCGCGTTAGTCGCATTCTGTCTGCACACTCTATTCCGCACCAGATCGTTTGTGTATTCCCGATTGGTTCCGCCTCGGTAACAGAGCAAAGCCTGTCTTTTACGTCGCGGAACTTCGCTACAAAATTCCCTCGTTGATTTTTTGCGACAACCATCTGATCTATGCAACCTCCCTACTCTGTTTATTTTTTCGCATGTTATCAATCACTTCGCTTAATAAAGTTCCACGCTCGTTATCTTCGATTGCCGCCTGCTTGTAATCGTGACCAACGCCTAACACGTTGCCAACGTAGACGCGTTCCGGTTTGCCTTTCAGCCGCCTGAATTGCGTTGTGAATTCTTCTGTCGTCACCCATCGACGTTTATTGTCCGAATAACGGGTTACCTGATAACAACCCTCTCGTTCTGCTGTCTGCTCAAGACAACGCGATGCAAAACACAAGTCCCCTGTCTTGCGAGATTCAACCAAATAAAATCTCTCTCCCGTAAACACCGCTCTGTCTTCAACGCGCACGTTAGTCGGGACAGCAGGTTTTTCTTTGGCTAGCTTTACCCCCTCGTCGAATGCGGATAGAAACTGATCAAGCGTAACTTCAATTTGCTGTTTCACAAATTACGCCGCGTCGTCGCGATTGAACAGTAGTGGCTGTTCTGCCACCTTAGCAACTTGAACAAGATTCCCGTCCCTGATGATTCGATTTGCCTGGTCCTTGAAATTCTCGATTCTTGCGAAGAACGACTCAGCGATTTTCAATTCTTTCATCCGATGTTTCTCAAAACGTTTTGGTGTTTTGATTTTCCACACATCTCCACTCTCTGCTAATTTTTTGATAGCTTCAATTTGGACCTGTAACCCGTTTTTCAGAGAATACGAAAAGATTACCTGTGTGGGCTGAATTAAGAAAACATCTTCCGGATCAAGATCCATTTCGCAAACTTCGTTCACATCTGTTTTGAATGCGTTAAACGCTGTTATAAATTTCTCATCCGAAATTTCTAGTTCTGGGAGAGCAAATGCGCGCCTAGAATAATTGTCTCGAAAGCGCAATTCCATTCCCTCTTCTTTGATTGCGAAGTTCACAACTTCGTATTGTCGTAATAATTTATTTTGACTCATTGTTCTGACCTCTTGATTTCTCCTCTGATCATAGACCTAACTCTTGTCGCATCCTCGTGACTCGTTCCAGTATTCCTTCTGGAGTAACGGCCTTTTCAATCTCCTCAGGATTTATGAGAGAAGCTTCTAGTGCCATTGCATAAAATTCAAGGGCATCAGTATCCATAAATGGATACGTATCCTCGAAATGCTGCATCATATTTTTCTTATATGCCTCTCTCGCCTGTAAGAGCAATGAATACATCCGTGTTGTATTGTCGATAAAATCACCAGGAATCTCAGGTGACTTGAATTCAAAATTTATTGCGATGGAAACGTTCATTGTCCTAGCCCCCTTAAAATCACACGCTCTCGTTTCATTTTTTCGCTGATCTCAGTAACGAGGTCTAACGTTGCACCACGGTTTTTAAAAATCTCTACCGTCCGTTCAATTCGATAGCCCGCATTCAGGTGCCAGCGAATTGAAATCCCTAGTTGGTCGCTCTTCATGCTGCTGTTGGTCTTTTGAATTTGCATTGTTCTCCCCTTGACTCTTTCATCTTCTTAAAGCTTTCGTAATATAGTATTGCATACTCAGTCATTCGATTAGCTGCGGCGATCGGATCATAAAGATCTTTTGCCGACTTAAAATTTAATACATAGTCTTTTGTTGATTGTGGTAATTTTTGTGCCTTGACCCAATCCTCAAAATATTCGTAGTCCTCTTGTTTACTTTTAGTCATCGTTCGTTCTGATTCCCCGCTTGTCTGAGATTTCTTTTTTCTTATAGAGACAATAGTCGCATTGATTTTATCTCTATAAGATTTTGCTGATGATATAGATATAGGTATCGTTTGCCAAAAACCAAAATCATCTTTAAACTCATCCGAAGATCTTATCTCAATGAGACTCGTAACTAATGTTACTATCTCATCTGGTGGTAAAGACTTTTGGACAAACCAATCTATTGCCGAATACTCTCGTCGCTCATCTACATCATAAACAAATTCTGTTAAGGATATAATTTCTCTAACTTTGTTTCGAACATTTGTAAACGTTAGTTCCGTTTTCTTTTCTTTTTTATCCGTATTAGGTTTATTAGTACTTAGTTTATTCGTACTAGTTAAATCCGTACTAGGTTGATTAATATTTAGTAGTGCGTGATTTTCCACAGGTGGATTCCCAGGCGTGGGTTTCCACACGTGGCTTCCCACATGTGGAAAATCAAGTGTGGTGTTTTGGGTTGTATCAGGCCCAGACGTGATTTTCACGTGTGGCTTTCTTTTTTTAGGCACCTCAACCGTACCACAAAAATGAGGGTTTAATGAAGGGTGTTCGTATATATTGTATTCGTGGACGAATTGCCCTGCAGAGTTTTTAGTTTTTTGCCGGTGAAAATAACCATGGCGTTCCAGGTCCTTCCAGGCGGATCTATGCGACGTTTCGCCGTTCGACGAATGTTGTGCCATCTCTCCAAAATGGATTTGCCAATCATCTGGACGAGACAAACAGATGCCAAGAAGTCCCTTAGCCTCTAATGACATCGTAGTGACAAAAAAGAATTCCGTATCTATCAGTTTATAATATGTCTCTTTTTTGTTTGTTCTAAAGGTTCTTATAACTTTATCGGAACTCATACAACACACTCTGTTGAGGATATAGGCGGGATCATGTAGAGAGTATTATACAAAAAAAGATTTAGCTCCCTCAAACTGTCCGTTACTAAAACTCTTATTCCGTTTCTCTCGATTATAATATGATCACCAATTTTAACAACTAAAGAGTATTCAAATGTGCCATAACGCACTGTCGAGATTACTGTATAATGCCATTCATTATCTCTCACTTTCCTAAAATTATGTTTTTGTAATATGCTGTTTATGTGCTCGTTTTGTGTATCCACAACCATATAATTAATTCCTTCCTCTCACTGTCATTTATGTCGCTTTGATGGGTCCAAAAAAGAGACCACCTTTGTATTTTTAGCTTCGGTTGAGTTCGCAGCCTTTAAAGCAGCGTCCTCTTTTGTTAGGTAACTTTTGCGTATGCTACTCCATTTTTTTATAAGACCATCAGCGTTCATTTTATTCGGTCTACTTTGTAGCCACTGCAAAAAATAAAACACAGACACAATTGATATTGCTATTAATCCGATTAAAAATTTTAAACTGGCTTCCATAGTTTTATTAAAGTCCTTATACAAATCGAACAAACAACCGACGAGACAAATACGCATGCAGTTGCAAAACTATACCAAGCTGTTAGTTTTGCATATTGCTGGAGTATTATAAAATCGTAATAGTATAGTTCAAAATTCATTGCCTTTATTCCATCTTTTCGTCGAAAAAATGCGTCCCCACAACATCGAGCGTGACCACCTTATTACCTTTTTCCAAGAACACATCACACACCCTACCGGACTCCGATCCGGATGCTGTGCAAAACTCTACTCGGGCGTCTGGATTACATTTTTCTAATTTTTTGATCAATGTCTTAACCTTCATAACGTTCTCCTATTTTTCCTGGTTGCATTATGTTTTTTTTATGTATCTCTGATATTATGTTTATATAATGTCTGTATTCTTCGATTTCCTCTTGCGTATAATCGGAATTAATTACAATATCGCTATATGAATCAATCCACCCCTGGATAGACAGGGACTTACGTCCTATATCTATTCGATCCTCTCCCCAATACGATACTAAGTGTCGTGTTCCGGAAAATATTAGAGATTTGATCCATGCACCGTCTCTAATCCATGCTCTGTCTCCAATCCGTGTGTGCCGTCCAATTCTTACTTCATCTCCTATCCGTGTTCCGTATTCTATCTGCACTCCCTCTTCAATCCGTGTGTGCTGCCCAATCCATACCCCGTGTCCAATCCATACTCTGTCTCCTATCCGTGTTCCGTATTCTATCTGCACTCCCTCTTCAATCTGTGTGTGCTGTCCAATCCATACCCCGTCTCCTATCCGTATGTCGTCTCCAATCTGTGCATAGGGAGAGATATATATATTACGCTTCTTTAATTCCTCTTTATTAGAGAGATCAAATTCCTTCCAACCCTCGTCATCTACGTATAATTTAACTGTGCTCATAACGTTCTCTTATTTCCCTGGTTGCATTATTTTTTTGTTATGTATCTCTGATATTATGTTTATGTAATGCCCATATTCTTCGATCTGCTCTTGCGTATAACCTTCTCTACGTCCAATATCGACATATGTTTCGAGCCACTCCTGGATAGACATAGCCCTACATCCTATATCTATTCGATCCTGTCCCCAATATGAGACTAACTGTCGTGTTCCGGAAAATATTAGAGATTTAATTGTTGCCCCGTCTCCAATCCGTGTTCCATGTCCAGTCCATGCGTGGACTCCAATCCATACCTCATCTCCTATCCGCGTATGACTTTCAATCTGTGTTCCGTATCCAATCCGTGTTCCATGTCCAATTCTTACCTCCTCTTCAATCCGTGCTCCCTCTCCAATCCGCGTTCCCTCTCCAATTCTTACCTCATCTCCTATCCGTGTTCCTGATCCAATCCACACGTCCTTTTCAATCCGTGCTCCCTCTCCAATCCATACTTCATCTCCTATCCGTGTTCCTGATCCAATCCACACGTCCTTTTCAATCCGTGCTCCCTCTCCAATCTGCGCATGGGGGGAGATAAATATATTACGTTTCTTTAATTCCTCTTTGTTAGAGAGATCAAATTCCTTCCAACCCTCGTCATCTACGTATAATTTAACTATGCTCATATGTGATTCCACTCGATTTGATAAAAAGCCGCGCACGGTCGGCTACAACTATGGAGATACCCCTATCTCTGCCGTGCCAGAGATAACTCTATTTAATTTGGTTATGCTACCTCATCCGCTCTTCCAAAACTCCAAATCTTCTGAGCGAATTCTTTCTCTTCCTCGTTCCAGGAAAAAGAATCATAATTCGGAAATACAAACTCGATGATCTCGTCCCTTGAATCAGTGCTCATCAAAAGTCTTCGTATTGCACGAGCAGCCATTCGATACTCATCAACAAGACCTCTGGCTTCCTCAAGTTTCATTTCGAATATTCGAATTCCTTCATGTGATTTATTTTTTGTCGGACGTGATAGATAAACAATCTTAGCGTCTGAGTTGGTTGCAACGCACTGCAACGCCACTTGCCTACGCACGGAATATTTTAACTCTGTTGGAATTTGTTTCGAGGTTTTGAGTTCAACTATCCCCTCCCCGTCGACATAAAAATCGATGTAACCGATTGCAGGAACTTCAATCCCTAGGTCAAAATCAAAACGCTTCTGAAAAGACGCCTTGGAAATCGCTTTAAAATATTCGTATCCGGCGCGAATCGAAGGCTCGATGAATTCGAATTCAGTCTGACATTTTTCGGAATAGGTATCAGGAACCTCACCCTCACGTTTTTTAAGCCAGTCCATTTCCTCTTCTGCAAAAACTTTAATCCCCGTTTTCACCGCGTCGTCTATACTGTAATCCTGTTTACTGTCATTTGCGAGAATGATGTTTTTCATTGCGTTCTCGATCGCATTACCCCGCCACATTGCAGGGCCAGAAGTTTTGAATTTTAGAATATACTTAATTACCCACTTGGCTGGGTCATTGATATATTCGTTTAACGATGAGGCCGAAAGATGCTCGATGTCATATTGATCTAATTTCTCTCGGAGTTTTTGTGATTTGCGAATTATTGGGTACATCAGAATGCATCCTCCTCGTCTGTTTCTTCGGTGTGTCCAAGCGCGCCTAACGCTCTGTCAAATTGAGTTAAGCCGTCTTGGTAGAGCGCGACTTTGTTCGATTTGCTAAATTCTTGATATAGCCCCTTCCAAAGGTTTCTGCAGTTAGTAAGTTTTTTAATCGCATCTTTCTGATTTATACTCTCATCTTCCAGAACTCCTTCGATCCATGCTTTTGTGTCCGCAAGCTTGTCTTCTAGGGATTTGTTTTCCTTTTTCGAAGTAGGTTTTTCTTGCTGTGCTGGATTTGCAGGAGGAGCTTCTTTCTCAGGTTTTGGCGCTATGCCTTCTGACAACCATGATGCAAGTTCTTGCCCAAACTCTTTTCCCGGCTTCTCTATAATTCGATCTTGGAATTTGCCTGTCCGGTCTTTAGATACAGAGGCGTAATGATCTATGCTAAGCTCGATGAGAATATCAAATTCGTATTCAACACCTTTGCCTTGTTCGGGAGCGAGACCAACGCGCTTAGGCGCTTGCTTGCCACTTCGATTTGTCTCAAGAACGTATTCTGTCTTTGAGCGCATTGTAAAAAAGAGGTGCCCAGGAAAATCGTATAAAGCGGAAATAAGTTTTTTCTGCTTTGGTGTTCCTTCGGACCATGCAGCGTAAGAGTTCCCTGCAAATTTTGTTTTTGCAATCTTGTCAACGTCTTCAAGCAACTCTTGCCAAGCATGAGTTCCGGAATCGATGATCAGAACATCATAACCCAATTTGCCCGCTTCTCGCATCATTGCTATATAACTGTCGATTGATCGATCTGCAAGCTGGCAAATATCAAAGTCAAATCGATCTGAGTATTTAGCAGATGATCCACGCTCCGAATCAATCACCGCAATTTTTTTTCCCATACCCTGGGCCATCGAAAGGCACGAAAAAGTTTTCCCAGATCCGGACGGTCCGAAGATCGCGGCCCTTAATTTTGATTGTTCTTTTGTTGCTTTTACGAAAGTCATCTCCCTTCTCCTCCAAAATTCAATTTTGAATTGCGAAGGGATAATAATGTTAAATTCGCAGTTTTGTCAATTGAAATTAATGTGATTTTCGCAGTTTTTTGACTGCCGTTGAAAGATCGACGATCCTCTCCATAGAGGGGGGAGCTTGTTTTCCTGTGACTAGATGAGAAATTACAGATCCGTCGATTCCCGTCTCTTTCGCAAGAAGCAATACATTTCCACGTTTTTCTTTTGCGAATTCTCGAATAAAATCGATCAGAGTCATCTTGTCCGATTCTTCCGAATCCAAGCACTCTTTCCACTTGGCTATAATCTGATCCACTGACTGATTCTTTTTTGAGGACATTAGCTTTTTCTATTATCGGTCCTTTTGTTGCTTTTACGAAAGTCATTTTATCCCTCCCATTTTTAACGTGGTGGGATAATGTCTTAATATTTAAGATATTGTCAAGAACTAAAGTATTAATTTTTAAGACATTAGAATTTTCTGAATTGTTTCTGACAAAATAAGTAATCGATCCATCGAGGATAAGTTGCCGATACCTGTTGTGATTGTTGATATTGTTCCGAGACGAATACCACTCATTTTTGCAAGCAGAGCCGCATTTCCTCTTTTCTGATCCACGAAATATCGGATATAATCCGTTAGAATTTGTCTGTCTGATTCTTCGGAATCCAGATTTTCCCGACGCCGCTTTATTACCGTGGAAGCGATTTTTTGTAGTTGTTGATCCGTCATCGCTATATCCTATTATCGGCTTTATTATGTTCTTTCTTAAATCGCTCGTCATCTTACGCCACCTCATCCACTCTGTAAGATTTTTTGATGTCCTCAACGACAGCAGCCATCGCGTCTGTCTCAGCGCGGAGTGTTAGCAATATCGCATCACGCTCCACCACCTGCTGACTGAGGTATTTGATTGTCTGTCTGTAACGTACGAACAAAGCGCGTAAACGAGCACGAGATTCCCTTACGTTTTGCTTCTGTTTTTCGGCGAGGCGCATAACGTCATCAAGCGAGTCGTCTATGAGTTTGTTGTCCTCGTCGTCCAGCAGGGTCCGTGTGATCTCGTGCGCATTTATCCAGTTGCGGACTGATTGCACGTCTTGAGATAGTTGGACGATGCTACGGAGATCATCCATTTGGTGATCAGTGTCGTGATTGTGGTCGGGGGTCATGCCACACCTCCTAGGTTGTCAGAGGTGCGAATATCTATAGCTTCTGTAGAATTGTCAAGAATTAAATCTATAGAATTTGTAGTTTTTGTATTGTTTCGGCAAGAGTTAAAATTATTTCCATTCCTGGAGAAAACCCGCTTTGATTTAATAGGTTTGAGATTTTGGCATTTGGAATCCCGCTTTGGCGTGAAAGAAGAATCGTGTTCCCACGTTTTGCTTTTGCAAACTCTCGAATATATTCCGTCAATGCTTCGCGGTGTTCTTGCTCCGAATCCACACACTTCCGTCTGTGTTCGATAATTTGTTTTATCGTCTCTTTTTTGGACATGGCTCTTTCCTAGTATCGGAAACTGAGTTGATTTACTCAACAGTTTCATATAGCACCTCCTAGGTTGTCAGAGGTGCGAATATCTAACCAATGGCTAGCGTTGTCAATGATAAAAACTAACTTTTGGTTAGTTTTTGTATAGTCTCGACAAGCTTTAGTATTCGTCCCATTGACGGGGGAGTTTTGCTTTTGTTGATTAAGTTGGAAATTACTGGTACTGCAATATTGCTCTCTCTCGATAATAACGCAACATTCCCGCGTTTGGATTCCACGAAATTGCGTATATAATCTGTGAGCATTTCCCGATCCGACTCTTCTGTTTGTAAGCAGTCTCGCCACTTCTTGACAATCGTAAGAATGTTTTTTTGTAAATTGTCTTTGGACATGGCTCTCATCCATTATCGGATTCAATCCGATTTTTCTCAAGGTATTCATGCCGCCCCCTTGGCGGCAAGCCTGGGAGCAGTGTGAACGCATTGCATAAAAAATGCAATTGTCGCGACGTTAAATCCCTCATTTCGCAAAATCGAAACCTGTTCCTTGTGGTTGGGTTTGTATCCGTTTCGGATCTCAAAACATTCCAGCGCAATTCGGGCGCGGTCTGATAGGTGGTAGTGTGGGGTCATAGGTATCTCCTAAAATTTTTGGTTGACCGCAAACAAAAGAGGAGATAAAAAACGTTTAGGTGTTAAACGTAAGTTTACCTCGGAGCCCGGCGCCAACCGGGCTTTTTTATTTTTGGTCGGGTTGTTGTTGAAATTAATATATACCCAAAGGGTATATGTGTCAACTAAAAATGTTACCTGATTGGTACATTTTTTATAGATTGTGCCAGGATGATTAACGTCTCCATTCCAGGAGACGTTCCCGTCTTGTTCAGAAGGTTGGATATTTTGGATTGAGGAATTCCGCTTTCTCTCGCAAGGCGTATTTGGTTTCCGCGAGCAGCGTCCACGAACTCCCGAATGTATTCCGTCAACGCCTGCCTGTCCGATTCTTCCGTATCTAGACAGTTCCGCCTGTGCGCAATAATCTCCTCGATCGAGGGTTTTGATCTTCTTTCGGCCATCTCTTAAATCCATTGTCGTTCCAATCCCCGTTTATCTCAAGCAATACTTTCCCGCGTCTCGATCAACGGCCGCTGACGGTTGATCGAGACGCAGATACTCGCACTGTAGCCGTGCCATCTGCCTGCTCACCCTGTGCGGTTGTCCGTCTACGTCGTATTGCCAAAAGTATCTTTCCACTATCTCTCTGTTCTGCGAATTCATTGTTGCCTCTGTGCGCCGGGAACTCACGGAAGCGTTTTATGTTTTTGTAATATTGCTTAGCTTGCCTTTCTGCTTGGGGTCGGAGTCCTTCCGTGGTTGATTCCCAACTCTGTGAGATATTGCAAAACTTCAAAGGTCGAATACCTACCTGCAATTGTCCCCCTTACACAATCGTAAGAAACGCATTTGATTCTCAATTTTAGGTCGGATAGCGTTAATCCGTAACGATCCATGAGTTCAGCCTTGATCTCTTCGGGAGACATAACGCCTTCCGGCCAAATTCCCCCTTGATTTTCTGACATGCTCAATTTATCTCTCCTGTATAGAGTCGTAGTGATAACTATTAGGGTGACACTGGTTTACCATGTAAACATTGTCAATCAAAAATTTACATTGGAAACAGAGAAAATTATTCATCAAAACATTCGTTTCAAAATAATTCTTGATTCGACTGGGCTAAATAATACCGAATTTGCCCGGGAGGTCGGAATCTCGAAAGGCCAGGTTTCTCATCTTCTCTCAGGAGAACGTGAAGTGTCTGAAACTCTTGCTAAACTTCTATATTATAAGTTTGGAATATTGGAGAACTGGACACTTAAAGGCGAAGGCGACATGAGAAATACAACCCCTTCGAATGTAACAGAAGCAGAAAAGAAACTGATTGAAAAAGGAATCATACTATCACGTAAGATTATTAAAAATCCTACATTATGCGAAATTGCAGAGATGCTTGTAAAGATACAACCAGACGACCTAAAGAAAATTAAGACGATTGTTGAAACTTTTGTGAAGTAGGTAGAAAGGTTATATTATAAAATTGATTTCTTGATTATTTTTTTCTTAGATTCGATAAATGCTTTATACATTGCCAATTCCTCTGGATCAAGGTCGCGCATTGGCCTCAGTGCAATATTAAATAAAGGCAATATAACATTACTTTTTGTAAAAGAGTGATCTTTCATAATTCTTCAAATAGAGATAAAGAAAAAAATTTCTGGTTAGGCCTAATTCATTTTCTTTATCTCGTCTGAAACTTCCAATTTTTCTTCACCAGTTTCTAAGATACCTTCGGGTTTCGGATTCTTTTCATAATCTCCCATTTCTTTTTTTAGAAGATTCTGAATTACTTCTTCATGCGCTCCTGGAATGATATTATATGGTTCTTCGCTTTGACATATAATATATGGGAGAACTATAACATAAGGATCGTTAACTTGTTTAATGTATTCTTTACAGTAGTTCTTTAAATCGACATTTTCAACTTTGGTTTTCTTAAAAACATTCAATCGACTTTTTTCAAATTCATCCTGAATTTTAATCGAGAATATAGGATAAGGGATTCCGTTAAATGCCCCCTTTAAAATTTCTTCTTTTTCTAAAAACAATCCTCCCAATAGGGTGTCTTCGTCGGAAGAAGTTAATGTATCTGATAATACGTAGGCCAATTCAACAGAAAGAATTAAATTACGTGAGTCTGCATATTTAGTTAATCGAAAACCTATATCAACACTTGGACCAATATAGTCATCTCTAACACCACTCCCATCCTCAATTTTAATTTTAGCATTAATTACAGGAAATCCAACAAGCCATGCAGTAGCTTTAATTTTCAAAGGTAAGGCTCTCAAGGCTAATTCTTTATGATACTTTATTATCGTATTATATAAACCTAATATTATATTTTTAGGTTGATCTTTTTTAGTAATGTTGCAAGTGAAAACGATCTCGTCTCCTACAGTTTTCCATATTATTGGACAGTAAGATTTTTCAGCGCCTATAAATGATTTTAATTGATTAGGCACTTCTCTGTAAAAAGATTCAAAGAAATCTAACCAAGGCTGTTCATTCCCTATTTTTCTATATCCATTTTTAAATGCAGTCGAACCAACTAGATCAATACTAATAAACAAAGACAAGCTTGAAGCAGGACTCGGCAATTGGATTGTACTATATTAAACTTAAATTTTGTAAACGTACAGACATTGCTGAATAGGAGACCTGGAAATAGGTCGATAAAACACTTATATTTTTATATTTCTCCCATAAAGTCTTCACATCACTCTCAGGCATCAAAAAGGCTGCTGCAAACCAATTTGCCTCCCATTCCAACCTATCACTACCATTTCTTTCAACCTGGATCGGCGTCTCGCCTTGGTCGGAATGGAGAAAATAATGTCCCAATTCATGCGCAATTGTAAATCGATCACGCAAAGAACCAGTAAGACTTGATAAGAAAATTTCGAAATCACAAACTTTATGAACTAAAATTGATCCGCTTTCAGTCGCTTCCAATTGCTCCGGATATAGATAGTGTATTTTGCCACCTAATCTTAAAATAACATCATCAAACGCATTCCCAGGTCGGAATTGCAATTTCTGAGCTATTTTTTCAGCGAAATTACTGATCGCAGATTTACTAGCCTGAATGGGAGAAGGCCTCACGTACGTAATATCTTCTCGTTTATAAGGATGGATGCCACTTTGTTTTACGGTTTGCATAGCTTTTATATAATAAACAAATGATTAGCAGTTTACAAGTCTTTAACTGCTCCAATTTTGTTAATAATTATCTATATTATGTCTCCTGTTAGAGGCCCTCGCCAATGGATAATATCAATAATACTTTTTATGTCAATTTAATATCAAGCAAGCTTTCTATAATAAGATAGACATGCCCTCTACCGTTTTTGCAAGTGTATATCTTATTAAAAATAATCGGGCTCCAATATTTCATTTGGTGTATTTTTAAAACTCTCATGGGATCTAGTTTGCCCAATCGCAATAGTTATCAACAGACCTGGTGAAATATGATTTTCGATCAATCTAGAACATGCTTCAAAAGTTATCCCATTAGTTTTAATATCGTCAATCAAAATGATACATTTTCCATCCAACTTCTCGACATACCTAATTTCTAAATCACTTATATAATTTTCAACAGCAATCCTTTCTTTTTCTTTCTTTGAAGTAACTCGATAAATCGCATCAACACATTTATATTTACTGTCAAGTTTACAAATGCGATTTACGAATATTATATTTCTGTCATCCCTGTTTCTATCAAATTTAACACCCTTTGGTTGATTATTATAAAAAGGGTCATTTTTTGCTTTTGAAGATGGCACTGGTATTAAAATAGCATTTGTTTCATTATGTAACTCTAATATATTATCAAGAAATTTTTTCATTCCAAAAACAAAAAAGCCTATGGCCTTAGATGTTCCTTCTTTGTAATTTAATATATCAGGAGAATACGTTTGTTTACGATACTCCTCAACTGTCATAAATGGATTTTGTTTTGATTTCGTGACTGGGGTAAAGTATCTGGCAAGATAACCATATTTTAGGTTTTTATCATATACTGATAACTCTGAAGATAAACCAAGGATATTAAAAGAATATACAGACATCAATATTCTTTTAGAGAATCTGCTTTAAATGATTCGAACTTTCTGCGACTAATGCGCCGCTATTTATGAATTTTGAAACCCAATCGTATTTTTGTTCGACAAGAGATTTAGAAAATATCAATTTTTTATGCAGGCGCTTGCATTCTGCAGCTTGATGAATTACTCCAGAAGTTTCACCCGCTTCGACAACAATTGTCGCTTCGGTCATCAATGCCATTAATCTATTTCGCCTAGGAAAAAGATAGGTCCCTTTCTCTTCATGTGGTAGATTCATGGATAGTATCAGCCCATTTTCTGAAATTTCTTCTGCTAATAATTTATTTTCTGCAGGATAAATTTTATGTATGGGCGTTCCTAAAACTGCAATAGTTGAGCCCTTCGCAACTAACGTGGTTGAATGCGCAACCGAGTCAATACCCTTAGCAAGACCCGATACAACTACATAACCAAGTTTTATAACTGCTTCTGTAATTGCTGCAGCGGTCTCTTGCCCCTTTTTAGATGGATTGCGGGTGCCAACAATCGAAACTGCACGTCTATGTAAAAGTGTAGAATCACCTTTGTAAAATAGTGGAATTGCACCAGATGATTTAGAATTATTTAATACGGAATCAAAAGCAAAGCGTGTAACTTTTGCATCAATGCGAAAAAGATATTCATAATATTCTTTTTCTAAGGCTTCTTGTTCTAATTCTTCTTTTGATTTTTGAAAATCAAAAAGTAAACGTTCACCGGATGTACGGCTTGCATTACGTTTTCTAGCATTTGCCATTGTGCCCATCATAATAGATTAAACCAATTTATCCACATGTTATCGTAAGGCTAGGACAAAATAAATTATGGCATATATTACAACAATAGTCTTTTTATGTCATCCACTTTTAAGTAATGGCTTTTAAAAATTAGATTTTAATGTTATTTCCTTGGCTGCCTCTCGTATCCGATTTTTTACATCTACATCATCTAAATAAAGCGAGAGGAATAATCCCCAAAGTTTTTCACTTGTTCTGTCGATTTGTTCCGAAATTGTTTCCGATTTTTTAAAAAATTCAACGGGATCAACATATCGGTAAATTACGACAGCGACTATTACAACTACCCTGTTTAGCCGTGGCACATATTTACCAGATTTAACAATTGCATTTAACTTAAACGCATTACCCAAAAGTGCCGCCGCCGCAAAAAACAAACCTGCTATCGCCACACCAATAGATGAGTAAGGTGCCAAAAATATCCCATACATCGGCAAAACATAAACAAATACGACTGATACCGACACAGCTATTAACGTCCCAACAGTGATCAAAACGGCCTGTATTTTATGCTGCCTGTAGCGTTTAACATCTAACCACAGTATTGCCAGGGACCCTATAAAATACGTTGCACAGTATATTATGAGTATATGATATTTATATGTTGGCGTATACGCAAAATTGACTGTATCCAAAAGTTGCACATATTGACAGGTGATTGCCAGATATGCAAAATACAAAATCGTCACTGTATTGATTACAAGCCACGCCCTACTCATTTTGTATTCTGGATCAAAAATGCTTTTAACAAATCTAAAAAACAAATACGGGGCAAACAAAATCGGGACGAGAGTCGACTCATGCAAAAATTCGCGCCATTCCAACATTACCACATTGCGCGCGCCCAGTAAAAAAACCCAAGATCCAAGGGATAACGCAAATAACAAAAACCATTTTTGTGTAGACTCACCTTGCAACGAGTTGCGATAAACGTAAATCCCTAACCAAAAAATAAAAAACGAAATAAAAACTGCAGTAACCATACCTATTTCCAACAACTTCACAAATGTTAAGTGTTCTATCTTAGCTTTAAAAATATATCAAATTTTTTATTCACTTTTGTTTTGTCGATTGCCGAAAACATAATATTAACAAAACGTAACGTTTGTCACGAATATGGGTCAAAACTTTTGCATAGTCAAATCAAAAATTGACAAACTGTTTATTTTTTAAAGCGACATAAGAGAATTTATGAGACATAAAGGACAAGGTCAAAGATTAAACATTATCCTTGAGGAAACAAAACTCAAATCAAAAGAATTAGCGGAGGTGTGCGAAACTGACCCTGCAACATTCTCAAATTATTTATTAGATAAACGTGATATACCTTTTCATTTTGCCTATAAACTCATGCAGGAGTATGGCTATTCCCCATTTTGGTTGATCTTTGGGGATGGCGAGAAATTCGTTCCGATCGAGTTACTGGATTCACTCAGTCCCAAACAAATCGAATCAACTTTTAATATTGAGCGCGATCGAGTTTTTCAGAGGCGACTCAAAGATTCCGGATTATTGCCAATGGTCGAACAAATGCTAGAGTTAGATGACAAAGATCGTAAAACTTTTCGAACTATTTTTGATCGGTTTTTTCCGAAAAAACATCGATAATTTTATCTGCAAATCTCTCTGATAAACTCAGAACCGAGCCTTTATTTTTTTTTAAATCTTCTGCGAATTCTAAAAGTAAATCGATAATCTTTTTTTTAAACGTGGTCATCGTCGGGCCTCGAGTTATCCGACGTATGCTTGAGGCAAGTTCCGAAAAATTACCCAACTTTTACTTTTGCTACATTTGACACGCGATATTAAGTATTAGGGTTTTTTAATGCGATTTGTTGAGGTTTGGAAATAAATTATTTTATCGATTTAAAATTTTCATCAAATGTAAATTCATTTTTTGAATTCGACTCACAATAAGAGGAACGCTCCTATCTGAACTAAAAATTCCCAATTTGCTTTCAAGCGTATTCAATATTTTTATATTAGTTCGGATAACTTCCCGTAAATCTATGATCGCATTTTCGTGGCTAAAAAATGTTGTTAAATAAATATCCTTTCCATGAAAGATTTCAAAGGCGTTCATGGGAATTTTGTTAACGGGAGTTCTTAGATCCTTAACATTGAGACCAACGTGATTTAGTAATCCCTTATAAGTGTCTCGACTAATTCCGGAGGGCGAAGGCATCTGAATTTTCAGCGAACACTTTCAAATTTTAATTCGGATTCAGAAGACACGCTCGACACTTCGATTTCTTCGCCGTCGTTTTTCATCGAATCTTCTACATAGTCAACGAAGCCTTTTTCTTTTATTGTGTTAAATTTTTTCCAAAGGTCCTCGTGTGATCTTGTAAAATAATATTCTGGGCGGATGTGTTGTTTTGTTTTTTCAATTGCTTTAGCTCGCTCAATAAAAGCGTACATCGCCATAAGGGCAACACTCTTCATTTCGGATTCGTCAGGATTTTTTTGCGTTAACGGGATGGCGTCATCTGTATCAAGGCAAATCGCATATTTCTGACCAAACCGCTCCGTCAAAAGAAAATGAAAATGATATGTAAAATATCTGTCATTCTCGCTTCTCTTGCCCCGAAAAAACATTATCCGATGCCCATACGCATTGTCGCAAGACTCGCGCACAGATTCGGAAAATATTTTATTTCCTAGCTCGGAATCCGTCGCTGATCTAAGGCCCTCGTCGGTGACAGATTCCATTCCTGCAATAATGCTAGATATGTTAAGTGGTTCGGAAGTCATTTGCCATCCTATAAAGACTATACACGTATATTATATTTTTTGAAGGTTCGAAAACAACGGAACTGCCAGTGTTTTTTTCAGCAGCAATCCCCTACCCTCTTTAGTTTAGACGGGACTCTCTCTATTTATCGTCTGTATCGGTAAATCTATTACGACAATTTGTTAATAAAATCTGTCGCTACCGACACATTGCGCAATGTATCAAATTGATAACGTTTTGTAAATATTAATTTACTCTGTTTATTTTGTCCCTTGTGGTAGGAATGAGACATATTACAGTTATACAGACTTATTGTCTAATGTAGATATACGTTCGCAAATCTCTAGTAATTTATTGATATTGGATTTTTTGTGTCGCTTTGATTCTCGATACCTTGCAATCATAATGTCCAGGTATTCGTCGCCGCCGCCGTGTTTTTGGACAAACGGTTCGCTCGCTATTTGTTTGGACAGAGATAGTTTTCCGTATTTTTCGCAAGCCTTATTAATATAAGCAAAGCAGAGCCGTTCCAAGCTCTGCTCTTGTATTCGAATTTTTGAGTAACTAATCATTGTGATGACCGGCCTGGTTTAGGCCGGTGTTTGGATTGGATTTTATTCTTCTTCGTCCAATCCCTCTGTCACTAGCCAGCTTTCTCCAATTTCAGAAATCTCTGTTTCAATTTCTTTGGTCGCTTCTTTAGCATCATCTGACAATGTTACAACAACACTGTTATTTGCGTCATAATCAACAGTATGTCCATTATGCACTCTCTCTAACAATGGTTTTAGGTTTTGGATTAACTGGTCAAGAGCCCAGCCTTTGATGTTAACTGGGATATTCCACTGCAATCTACTGCCTTGCCAAACATCCATTCCTCTTGTGTCGATCTCATCGTCATGAGAGGCGGACACTCTTCCGTGCTCGCTTAAGCTGATGTGGGCTGGTAAAATTCTTCCGTCTTTGTCCTTAGCATATACCGGGAGTTCCGAGGATTTGTAAGATTCGCTGATCTCGATTGTAGTTGTGTTCATGGTTTTTGACCTTGGCTTTTGGGTGCCACCCGTTGATAATAATATTATCGCATGGTGATTTAAAATAGTAAATCATTTTTTTATTAAAAAGTAAAAAAAATTTAATTTTATTTTCTGGATTCAACTGAGGAAATTCCTCAGTTGCGTTTTTAAACCGAGTCTTGCCGTCTCGTCCTAATCTTTTTTTTTTCAACTGAGGAATTTCCTCAGTTGCGTTTTTTTAGGCAATATACGAATGTTTTCGAAATGGTAATTATAGCAATTGTTAACCAGAAGGGCGGAGTTGGAAAAACAACAGAAACCTCTATTTTTGCAAAAAGTTTATCCGATTCTGGGAAAAGAGTCCTAATTGTAGACACTGATCCGCAAGGAGGTATTTCATCCTTACATTTGCCAAGACTAGATGATGCCGAAGATAGGAGAGGATTGTTTGATATACTAATGGGAGATAATCCAATTTTACACGACAATATACATCCATCTCACCACACAAAACTTAATGGCGTTTTGCATATAATTCCAGCTGATCATAAATTAGATAAGATTTTTGTTTCTATTGAACCTTTTGCACTAAGGGAGATCTTTAAAAATTTTGGTAAAAATGAATATGATTATGTAATTATCGATACTCCCCCTACAGTACAAGGCACAACTCGTGCAGCTATAATATTAGCCGATCGAATTATCGTACCGTGCGAAACAACTCCACAATCTTTGGGTCCTACAAAATATACAGTAGAATCAATTTTAAGTTTAGATAAAAAACCAGAGATTATTTATATAGGGTGGAAAAAACCAGAAGGAGATGGATTCCAGGCTCGTTATGCAAAATTATTCGAACAGAATTTTGCAAAGTATTTTATTGGCACCCTCCCAAGAAACATAACATCAAGTGCTTTTGCCTCGGAGGATAAAAAAGTAACGTCTCCTTTAAAAAATGGGTTGATCTACAATGTACTCGAACTTTTAGAAAAAAAGAAATGAATGAGGGCATCTTTAAAAAAACAGGTACAATAAGACCTTATAAAATTACTAACATTCGACTCGCACCTGAGCTATTAGAGGTGCAAGATATGATGCCTATTTCCGATGAAGATTATAATAGGCTTTATGATTCCATTGCCAAGACTGGCCTTAAAGATCCTATACGTGGTTACTTTGATGACGATAGAATTTTTAATGTGCTCTCCGGTGCGAATAGACTTGATATTGTATCAAAACTAAATCATGAAATTATTGATATAGATATTTACGAAGGTGGCTCGAGAGAACAGCGGATCAACTTTGCACTTTCCGAAAATTTAGACCGAAGACATTTCACGTCCGATCAAAAACGGAGACTTGTTGAGTTTAAACTTAAATTAAACCCTGATCAATCCGACAGATCTATAGCAAAAAAAATCGGAGTAGATAATAAGACTGTTGCCGCCGTTAGAAAAAAGTTAGAATCAACTGAGGAAATTCCTCAGTTGAAAAAAAGATTAGGACGAGACGGCAAGACTCGGTTTAAAAACGCAACTGAGGAAATTCCTCAGTTGAATCCAGAAAATAAAATTAAAAAATTAAAAGAAGATATAAAGATTCTTGAAACTCAAATTCGAACTAAAAAAGAAGAAATAAAAAGACTCGAGAGAGGCTTACCAGAAAAAAAGATTAGGACGAGACGGCAAGACTCGGTTTAAAAACGCAACTGAGGAAATTCCTCAGTTGAATCCAGAAAATAAAATTAAAAAAGAGTACCCAAAACTGTAT